CGATATGCGTCGCTATCTGATAATCAGCGTGTCGTTTCCATCAATCCGCCTGCTGCTACTACGAATTCCGGAATTCGTAATTGGTTCAAAACTATCACTAGTCCGGAAAACGTAACACATCAGGTAGTTATGAAAACCGAAACCACAATGGATTTGGATAAATTGACGGAAATCGTCGGCGTTGATTTCAAAAAGGACAAAAACGGTCATAGCCTATCCCATGTAGGAAAACAGAATCTGTTGAAATCCAAAAATTGGACGTGGGAAAACGACCATGAATAACGAATAAACTCCGAAATCCGTCACCTAGGGCACGGGGTGGAAATAGAACGAAAGTTCTGTTTCCACCCCAACATTTTGCCAGCAGGCAGGAACTTTTTCCAGGAGATGAAGTTTTTCTCACTTACTTTAATAGGCGAAATCTAAACATTATGTTAACTAGAACAAGAGAGGAAGATGTGAATACTTACAAACCACCAATGCGTTGCTCAGAATGTCAGACTATCTTATACAGAATAGAATCAAATAGTGGTGTATGGTTTCGCTGTAGCCATTGTGAGATTTACTATCAAATGAAACACAAACCAAGAATCACTACCACAAACACTCAAGACCCCGTATGCGACAGCTGTCTAGATGCTATCTGGCATGACGATACTGGCCTGATGGAAGATATGGAACAGGAAGTTGTTTCTATAGCTTGCCGAGAGATGGGCGATATGGTAGCAGACCACATTTGCGATACCGTGGAACCCGATTCAGGAAGGAAGGAATGTCTATGCGCTTGCCAGTCTACCAGTTAAGCTGGTACTGAAGAGATCTAAAATAAAGGAAGGTAAATCAAATGGAGAAATCAATTATTTTACGTCATGTCTTTAATGCATTTAGCTCATTATCAGATACACAAGAATTCCTTTTTGACATAAATGAAGAAAGTGAAAGCCTAAATATGGCAAAAGAGGATTTATATAAAATATTAATTGAAGAGGAAGAGGAGTTAATTAAAGTGATGATAGATTATATTAAGGAGTAGAAAAATAGGAAAGAAAATACATATAATTAAGTTTCAAACTAACATTAACGTACTAAGTCAACAAGATTATTTTATTAAGTACCCACATAAATCTTACTCTGTTGATTACTATAGAGAGGACATGTTAAGAAGAGTATGTTATTTTGCGTCCCAGTTCACAGTAACTTGTACTGTTAATGCGACCCACATCTTATTTGGAATAGCCCAATCTGGAAGAGGAGTTGTTGTATGCAAAGAGTGTGCTGACAAGGCACATGGATTAATGCCAGATTCTACATTTATAGAAGAAAGAGAAAAAATAACTCCAGTGAGGTTTTAATGCCTAACTACTTTCAATTCAAGGATAAAGACGGAGAGCCAATTAAAATATCCAAATTGGACGATGACCTGCGAGAATTAATAGGCGCAGAACCAGATGAAGATAGATGCCATCCTGCTTTTGGCTATCTTCAAATGGCTGCTGCTGTTGGATGGTCAATAGACAAGATGGTTGAGGAGGCTAAAAACGAAGCACATCACATGGCTCTATGGATGAAAGATCAAGGATATACAGTCGATGCATGGTACATGAGAAGATAATGATTCAGATTCGTTGTCCAAGAGAGGACGAAGGTGAAGCCAAATGAAAGAGAAATATAATCAATGGAACCTAGATGACTCATTGACATTAGAAGAGAAACGTGTACAATTAAGGAGGTATTTGTCCAAAATTTATAGGCGGGAAATCAAGGAGAACGAAGTTAACAGATGTTTATCTCAATTAGAGCATAAACAAAGGACAGGTCTTATACGTTGAAAATGGTTAGTATTAGAGAAGATTACTCTGGTTATATTATCACTCAGTGTATGCCATTACATGAGTGGATTGAAGGACAAATCGCTTACTATGATGAACAATGGCAAAGACAAGATTTCACTGAAAAGGAATGGGAGGAAATAAACAACGAATTAATCACCGAGTTATACAATGCTAACACATTAGAAGTAGGACAAAGAACACAATTTGGAGACAAGGAGGCAGACTTATATTTGTTTCGTTTGATAGATGATACATATTGGGATACTTGGTTACAAAGATTGGAGATTAAAAGATGACTGATCTCAAGTTTACAGAGCCTATTACATATACATGTAGTGGATGCGATAAGAAAGTTACAACAAAATCCTTGCCTAAAGATTATCAAGTTTACTGTGCAAACACAAGACAGAAAGAACAAATTCTGTTGGAGATTTAACAATGAAAACAATGACAGAAATAAGAAATATACGCGAGCAAAGGTCTAAAGATTCTTCAATATTTAATAAACGTTTAGACCTTTTAGCACACCTTGCTCCAGTATTAGACAAAATACCAGATGAGATTTTCTCTAAACAATTATTGTATCCAAGCAAAATAAAGTTAGTCGCATTTTATGGTTCTCACACAGATTTAGAAGTTAGAGAATTAAATGCGATAGTCAGGTCTGCTCTTCATGTTAGAAGAACAGATAAAGCAATGGGTTCTGATGGTGAAATGGTATGGACTACAGAAACTGAAGATATCATAGCAATAGTTTATGGAGGTGATATACCAGCAAATTGCAAACTTATATCTAAAGAGATATCTCACACAGTATATACAATGGAGTGCAAATGAAAAGAACATTAAAGTGGTATCAAAGATTAGAAATTAGAGGTTAAATATGGACATAATCTTAAAAGAGTCAATAACTTACATATGTGGAGGTTGCGAAGAAAAGGTTAACGTTAAAAAGTTAATCCCAAGAGACTGGAAAACATACTGTGCAATAACAAGACAGAAAGAATTAATTCTACCAGAAGATTGGAAGATATTGAGACTATATGGATTTTTAAAGTGGAGGAAAGCAAGTGACTAATTCAGAAAAAGAAAGACATTTAGAAATGATGAAGTATCCAGTTTTATGGCCTCATGATATTCTTCCATTAAAAAGAAGAACTAAGGAAACTTGGCCTGAGCCTGGATTTCTTGTAGATAATAGGCCAATTATTTACAAGGCAAACATCTTTGAACTACCTGATACTCTCAAAGAGATAGAAAGAGAAGAATTCAATTCACATGAAGAACTAATGGAGGCAGGATGGGAAATAGACTAAAAAGATGTGGTGGTGCTGTTGTGTTCAACAAAAGTTCAAATGGAGTCAATAAAAGAATTTGTACAAGATGTGGATATGGTTACTCTTCTCGAAAAAGAGCTAATTGTACAAGAATAATAGGATAATGTTAAAAGGATACACTCTTAGATGTCCAGAATGTGGAAGTAAGAATACTTTCTTTGCTATATCACTGCTCTATTCACGTGGTTCTTGGTATTGCATAGATTGTGAGACTTACTTTAATATAGTTACACAGACAATTCAAGAAGAACTCAATGAAATTAATGAAATCCTCAACAAATTAAAGGAATAATATGGTATCACAAATCAAAGTCGATAAATTAATAGAGAATTTCACAAATCCTACAGAAGTAATAATGCCATTAGTTAAATGGTATTCTTTATTTTATGGAGTATCATATATAGAATCAATAAAGTCTATACGTTCTGCTCTCCAGTCTATGAAAAAAGATGAAGAGTTATTTAATAGAACATATCCATGAGAGAGTACTTAATATTTAAGGTAAAGATTGACAATGAAGTTTATATAGATGCTTATAGGATAGACGATAAGCCTATAGATTGGATTCCTTTCTGGCAACTAGATAAGTTCGCATATGTATGCTCTCCTTCTAGAATAGAAGCTAAGAGAGCAGCATGGGTAAATTGGATTTCATCAAGCTTAAATGGATTTGATGAGTGGCACAAAAGAGCAATGAACAAGAAAGAGAGTAACGTAATATAAACAAGGGATGAAGATGTGGAGATAATAGGTAATGAAGACTTTATTAGAATTGTTGAGCTATCAAAACACAATCAACCGTTTCCTCATACTCTAATTTATGGCCCATCTGGAGCAGGAAAGACAACATTAGCAAAGTATATTGCAAGTGCAGTTAATACTCCAAACTATAATAACCTTTATGCTCCAGACTTAGAAAAAATAGTCTTGTCTATGATATTGAGTCAAGTTCAAGAGAATAGCTTAGTAGTCATAGACGAGATTCATGCACTCAAGAAAGGACTTGTTGAACAGATTTATCAACCTATCGAAGAATTCATATATGGAGGTGAAGCAATAAATCCCTTCACTTTAATAGGGATTACAACAGACTTAAATATGCTTCCAGATGCTTTAATTAGGAGGTTTAGATTAGTATATCGAGTTACTCTTTATACTATTCCTCAATTATATCAAGTAGTTGAAAGTATATCAACTGGAGATTGGTCTAGTGAAGCAATAGAATCAGTAGCTACATTTTCAAGAGGAAGTCCAGGATTAGCTCGAAATCATGTTGAGTTAATCCAAACCATGTTTAAAGAACCAATTGATGAAGCAGAAATAACTGAATATATGCGTTTAAAGCATATAGATACACTAGGTTTAGAGGAGGTTGATAGAGAATATATGAGAGTAGTAGGTAGATTTGATGCACTTGCTTTATCTACCTTATCTTCAATGCTATCAGAGAGGGAAAAAACTATTGAAGAAAACATAGAACCATTTCTGTTTCGTTGTGGATTCGTAATGAAAACAAGTAAAGGTAGAGTCTTAACACCAATAGGAAAGAGTTATATACGATGAGTACTGAAGATAATACAGATATAAACAATTCAAAAACTCTAAGAGGAAGGTTTTATGAATTTGCAATAGATAAATATGAAGGAAGATATTGGAACTCTAACGGGTATGGATGTGCCGTTGTAGCTTCAATAGGATACGGAGGAGATTGGTCTGCATATATTGGTGGATGCGACCCAAAAAGCGAAGAAGTAGGATTAAAATTTATTGCTGAACATGGTTCAAAGCTTACAGAGAAGGATACTAGATATTTCTTTCCAAATCTTGATTTACCATATAGGAGATAACTGTGGTTACAAAACAAGAAAGAAACATCAAAAAATTAGTTACTTCTGCTATATCTGAAAAGCTAGAGAAGATAGCACCAATATTTTCAGATGGAAATTTATATGAGGTAGAAACTAAACAAGTAGATGAAAATGAAATTCAATTAAAGATCAAAACAGATGAGGGAATAAATTATTATCTAAGTCTTAAAATCACAGCACCTTGGAGTTGAAATGATACCTCAATCAGCAATTAGTAAAGATGGTACAAGAGTTAGTAGGAGGAAATTAAGGTTATCTTTAGGTGGAAGGAGAGGAAGAAAAGCAAACACAAAATCTAATATAGTACAACTTAGACCAAAAATTAAGTTGAATAATCTAGTTCAAGAAGCATTAAAATCAGGATACATAATAGGAAGTTAAATGGAATGTCCTGAGTGTTATAGAGAGCTAGAACCATTAGACGGATTACAAGACAGACAATTTCAAGAGTGTTCTAGTAAACTAAAGTATAGGTTTACTAAACTTGCAATGACTACGAGTAATATTCATGAAAGAGCAACCTAAGAAAGGAGATATATTTTATTTCCAAGCAGAGGTAATTCATGTAAAATACAAGAAAGATTACATAGAGGTTAGACTGAGAGAGAAATACTCTCAGTCTAGTTTTAATCTAAAGTACTATCAACAGGAGCTTACTAATGATAACATTAGATCAAATTAGAGAACTCTCACATGGATATATAATTCACGATCAAAGGTGTAGGAATTGGAGAGTAAATGGTAAAACTAAATGGTGGAAACGTAGTCCAAGTAGAGTATCAGTGCCATTAAAGTATGGACTCTACAATTATTCATACCTTAATAATAGGACACAAGAAGATTTTCATCTAATATCAGAAGAAAATTGCAAGAAGGAGGTGTAGATGTTTTTTGAGGTGTTTCTTTTTTAAAAATTTTAAATTTTGCTCTTAGTTAATAGCGATTTTTGGAGGTAAAATGGAGACTATAGGTAAAATATCAGAGATGGTTAAAGCTGGATTTCCATGCTTCTATATTTACACAGAAGATGAGGTATCTGTAAAGAGACAATTAGAAATGCTATCAAAGTCATTTGAAAGAGCAGTATTTGGAATAGAATACTGGACTGTTAATACAGGAGAATTACAAGAATTTTTGGAATCAATCTCTAAACAAGAAAAGCCAGCATTCTGGATAATGACAAATGTGCATTTCTATTTAGAGCAACCTGGGGTAATTCAAGCGATCAAGGATGGACTGTTAAAATGGAAGAATCAACAACACAAAGTATTCTTTCTAGAAAATGATAAGAAAATACCACCTGAGATTAATAGAAATATCACGTATATAGAGTTTGATCTGCCTAATGAAGAAGAACTATCAAGTGAGGTACGATTTATTGAAGAATCTGCTCAAGAAGATGGTTTGTACTTAAATACAACTGATGAAGAAATATCAACTTTAGCAAAATCTGCATTAGGACTTACTACTCAGCAGGCACAAGATGCATTTTCCTTGTCATTAGTGCGTAGTAGAACACTATCTCCTGGTGTAGTTACAGAGGTGAAAGCAGCAGAATATTTAAAGTCAGGATTACTTGAACTAGAACAACCAGTGCCTATAGAAGGTTTACAAGGATATGATAATTTAAAAGAATGGATTTATGATATCAAGGATGGTTTCTTCGGAGAGTCTAAGTTTGGGTTGCCAGCACCAAAAGGAGTACTTTTACTTGGTCCTCCTGGTGTAGGAAAGACAATTGCATCTAGAGCCTTTGCATCTATCTTTAATCTTATGTTGTTAAAATGTGATTTGGGGAAAGTTTTTGGCATGTATGTAGGTGACTCTGAACGTAATTTCAGAACACTTATTAATATTGCCGAGAGAATGTCACCTATAGTAATGAGAATAGATGAAATTGAAAAGCAACTTTCAGGTTCAGGTGGAGCTTTAGATGGAGGTGTATCAACAAAGGTATTAGGTGGGTTGTTAACTTGGATGCAGGAATCTACTTCACCTGTCTTTCGAATAGCTACTGCTAATAGAGTAGAAAGTCTACCTCCAGAACTACTACGAAAAGGAAGATTTGATGAAATATTCTTCCTAGACTTGCCAGATGAAGATGAAAGACTATCTATATTTGATTACCACTTAACTAAAAGAGTAAAAGAGATAAATTGGACTGTCCATTTTAATCACTCTAATTGTCAAGATTTACTAAATATGACAAAAGGTTGGTCTGGAGCAGAGATTGAACAGGTTGTAATTCAATCATTAAGAAAACACGAAAAAGTAGTAATAAGTGGACATGAAATTATGTATACTGTTGAGTCTGAAGCAGAAAAGACTGTACCATTGTCAGTGATTAGAAAGGAGGATATAGATAAAATAAGAAATTGGGCTGTAGATAATGGATGCCGTATGGCAAGTGAAAACAAAGAACTACAACAAAGACAAGAACAAAATAGAAATGGTAGAAGGATAATGATAAATTGATAACTCAGAAAATACAAAGTAGAGTGGATAAATACATAGTAGAGAATTACGCAGCAGCTATCAAAGTTGGAATCCTTTGGAGGGTAGCAAGATGAGCCCAAAAATACTGCAAGAGTTAATAGATTATTTTCAAAATATTGTAGAGATACAACATCACGAAGATACTCTAGAACATAGCTTTTTATTAGAATTGATATCATACCAGAAAACTTTGACAAGCTAACAAGAATCCACTATAATTGATGGGTGGAGGTGGGGGACGGGAGGCCTAGCAGGGATTCAATTAATTTTAGGAGCAGAAAGATGAATTGGTCAGATATTAAAGTAGGACATGACTATATAGTTAAAGAAGGAGTGGATTAGATATGGATATTGTGAGCATGGTAAACCGGAGGTGGTCTACACAAACTATAACAACACACCTATAAAGTATATATTTGATATTTGCAAAATACATAGAACTAGAGAATGTAGTAAAGGAAAGGAGTATCATGGCATTGAAAGAACAGGAAACTCAAACTAAAAAATCTATTTTCATAGATGGAGTACTATTTGACTTAGATAGTTATTGGTGGAAGGGATTTGTTCAACTAGAGGCAGAAGATATTGAAGTAATAAAAGCAGAGGTTCCTGATGTAGTACAACTAGGCAGAGTTAGACTACTTAAACATGCAGCTTTTCAAGACTTTCAGTTAATTGAATCTAAGGCAAGACTTGCAGTAGATAAGTTTAGCTATCCATTTATGATATCTACTGTACGCTTTGTTCCTTATACTGTACTACCAGATTTGATGGATGTACTAGAAGGTCTAAGAAAGGCATTCTTGGTATATGTAGATGACTTTATTTTTCGATATGAGAGTAATAGAAATGATTATCTACTCCAGTATGAAAAGTTATCAGAGCGTATTAGAGACAGATATCCAGATGTAATGTCATTACGCTCTAGATTCTACTTTGGTTGGACATTCTTTGAAATGGCTATGCCAGAAGGTATTAGAGCAGAACTAACAGAGGATTTAAAGTTAGACAGACTTAAAAATGCATGGGATGATAGTCAAAGAGAAGTGTCTCGTCGTCTTGACAAATGGGTAGATGATGTTGGTGCTGCTATGAGGAAGGAAATCTTAAATACCTGTAAATCTATGAAGGATTCATTGGATGAAGGTAAAGTAATACGTGAATCTACCTTGGATAGAGCACGAGAGACTGTTCGTAGATTACGAAGTATGAATTTTATAGGAGATATTCAGGTTGAGGAGATGGTTAATGACTTATCTAAATCACTCCCTGGTAACTCTGAACGTGATATTCCAGCAGTAGCACTTGCTTTCAAAGGTAGTCTAGAAAGCATAGTTAAAGAAGCTGGAGATTTATCAGACATTAGTGAATCTACTGGAGAGTATAAGAGAAGGTTTATACTATAATTTAAATTAAGTATAAGAGAGGATATTACGGCAATGACAGAAGAGACAGGATTCAAAACTGAGCTTATTTTGGTGACTCCAGAGTTAGCTCAAGTATGGTTAGATACCATGCTCAAAAATAGAAGGGTATCTAAGATGACTGTAGATGATTATGCATTAAGTATAATGTGTGATGAATGGAGAAGAACAGCAGATTTTATTAAATTTGATGAAGACAATCATCTAGTTGATGGACAACACAGATTACTAGGAGTTATTAAAGCAGAAAAAGCTCAATATTTTGATGTGGCTTATAATTTATCTAGAGACGTTCAACAGTTTCTTGATATTGGGAGAAAGCGTACTGTTGGAGATACCTTATCAATGGATGCTATCCAATATCCAAGTCAAACTTCAGCAGCATTAAGATATCTGAACAGTTATAAAGGTGATAATCCAAATTTCTCATCTGAATCGAAAAACAAGATCAGTAATAGGCAAATATTGGAGTTATTTCAACTACATGGAGGTATTGAAAGAAGTGCTAGGATAATTATGTCCTTAAACTTTATACGTAAGTACACTAGAGCAAGTATTTCAATTGCATGTCACTACTTAATGTCTATATCTAACTCAAATAAGAATGATGTATTTTGGGATAATCTAGAGAAAGGTGTAAATTTAAGTAATATAAGTCCAATACTTTGTTTACGTGAAAGATTAATAGATAATAGAATATCTAAATCATCATTACCTCCAGAAACTATGGGAGCATTAATATTAAAGTCATGGAAAGCCTTTAAAGATGATAAACAAATGAGGGTATTAAAATACAATAAAGGCGAGTCCTTCCCAATAGATATTTAAAAGGAGTAAATAAATGCCTTGTTATTTGCGCGGCAGAGTACTAGTAACAGATGAAGAATTATTAATTAAAGAGGCATCAAAAGTAGGAATTGTTCTTGATAGAATAGGTGCTAGGGAATGGACTCAATTAGCAAGAGAAGGTAAGATTAATACTAAAGAAGTACTACGTAACTACAGTATTACTAAGGTCAAACTAGCAGCACAAAAGAAAGGTTGGAAGAGTTCAGTTAAACAAGAGGGCGATAAAATTGTAATTACTTTGAGGGAATAATGGATGATGTTATGATACGTTGTAGGAGTTTAAATAAATCATGGCCTAAAAGACAATGTAAAAGGGAAGGTAAATATTTAAGAGAAAAGAATTGGTATTGTGAACAACATATACCAGAAAGGATAAGAAAATGGAGCAGACTATAGATTGTAAAGGATATGTATGTGGAAAGTTTCCACCTGAAGAATGCGTCTGCAAAACAAGAAACGTAGAAGTTAGATTAGAAGAACTTAGGGCAGAATTAATTAACGTAGTCAGAATGACTGATGAAGTTACTAAGTACTTCATTGACCAGTTAATTGACGAGATACTTGAAATTAAAAATTTGGTGGAGAAATTTGATGGCGAACAGGAATCAATCAGAAAAGATACACAGGAAGCAGATAAAGAGGAATAAAAAACATAATAAAGAAGTAGACAGGTTAATTCATGAAGGTAAGTTTGAATTTAAACTAAGGAAGCGGTAATATGTCTGCTCACTTTGAAGTATCATATGCAAAAGTAGGAGACCAAATACCTAATCTTGGAACTCATATAATGAAGAGTCCAGCAGAGGATAGACTACACAAAACAGTTCTAACATTATCTGAAGAAGCTTTCAAAGAATATGTTATAGCAACTACGGAGAAGTAATGCCTAGAGAAATAAAAATCACAATCAATGATGACCTAAGTATGGAAGTTGAAGGTTTAGGACTTCAACCAGGAGAGGAAATTAAAGATGTTGCGAAATTCGTAACAGATAGCATTGCTGAGGTAACAGAAACTGGACATCGGCACACGCATTTTGTAGCAGAAACCAATCGAGAAATTGCCCAATAATTAGGGTTGATATAGGGACATAAACGCTTGACAAGGTATAAAACTATGATAAACTAACCCTAGTGGTTAATAATTTCGGGAGGTTAAATTCTATGTCTAGACCACGTAGTAGACCAAAACAACCAGAAACTAACGTAGCAACATTAGAAGATAAAGGAGAAGATATGACTACAGAAGCTACAGAGACTAAAGAACAACCAGAGGTAAATACTACATTTCCACAAACCATTGGAGATAAAACCTTTCAGACTCCGGGTGAACTTGCAGAGTATGCAGCTAGCCTATCTAAGCTAATGGCTGAGGTAAAGCCAATTGTCAAGGCTACTAAGCCTGGTCGTCCCACTCCTCAGAAAAAGCTTGTCTCAACAGCTGTTGCTGAATTCCTGAACTCTGAAATGGATGATGTTCTTCGAGAGGCAATTGGAAAGGTAGAAGGTGACTTCATGCTTAGATTGAATCTAAGCGAAGGCAAGTTCTCTATGCCAGTAGCTGCCCCTCGTGCTGAAGGCTCCGGAGGTAATCGTGGTGGACGAGCAATCAACGTTGATGAGCAAGATTATCCTTCAGCAAAGAATGCTCGTGACACTCTACATCCTGATATGAAGGAAAAGAGTCAGAACTACGATGCCATTGTTAGGTATCTGCAAGCTCAAGGACATAATGTTGTAGTAAGTCCAAAGTCATAACCAAATTTTAGGAGGAATGAGGGTAGGAAGTAGAGTAATCTGCTTGCCTACCCTCCTTTTATATGTACGAACAACTTTGGAAAGAATTGGAAGATACAAAAGAAATTCCTCATCGCTTTAATCGTTTACATATCATGCCTTGGTATTGGATCAAAGCAGAAATATTGAATGGGATGGCACATAATATAATAAATAATCTTTATAAAGGTGATGCTTATTTAATTAAAGATGCTTTTCCTAGAGAATTTATGACTGACTTGATTAGTGATGTACATGACTATTGTACAATTAATGAAGAGTCATTCCATAAAATGCTGGAAGGTACGCCAGACTTTCATAGAAGAATAACACCAGAACTTAGTAAGAAATATAGTATAGGTTCTTGTAAGCATTCATGTTATTTTTATCATTGGAATGAAGATCCATTTAGTATCTTCCCTGATATTAATGCGCGTTGGCGTGTACTCAAATCTCTAATGGGGTTACAGTACAATGAATACGAGGATAATACACCAAAGGATGGAGTAGTAGACCGTATTCAAGTAGTAAGATATCCTCCACAGATAGGCTACCTAGAACCCCATGTAGATGCTCATCAACATCAGCGTCTTATTTTTTCAGGCTATATGTCAAAAAGAGGTGTTCACTATCAAGATGGAGGATTCTACTTAATTAATGGCTCAGATGAAGTAATAAATATTGAAGATCAAATAGATGTAGGAGATATACTATTTTGTTATGCAAGTGTTTATCATGGTGTTGCTCCCTGTGATTTAGATGTAGAACCAGATTGGACTAAGAAAGATGGTCGATGGTTCTTATCTATGTATAGTAATGCTAGTGATGAGTTAGTAGACCATCAAGGTAATCCTTTCCCACCTAGAGCTACTGCTGCTCCCACTAAGCTATATATCCCAGAGGTATTACCTCATTATGAGCCAAAGACAACAAAGTAGCAGAGGTCAACACAAAAGAGTTAGACAAGGAAGAATGGATCTTGAAGCTACCTTTGCTATACCAGAGGCTAAGAAAGAAAGAATAAAGGATGGCATATATACTTTATTCGATGATGATTTCCTTCCATCAACCAGGGCAATTAAAGATTGGATACTAGAGTCACATGAAGCATTAGCATCATATTGGATGCGCCCATCTAAAAAGGAAGAAGCATTACGCAAGCATGTAGGTTTTATGGATGGCATGAAGTATATGGCAACAATACTTCTATCAGAGTTAGTAGCAGACCAAGGTAAGTCATTAGAAGAAATGATAATGATAGACTTGGCTCCATTAGTATCAGATAGCATAGAAGGAGAGTAAAATGATTTTAATAGAAATTAAAGCCATGCAAAGTAATGAAGTAGAATGTTGTTTAGAATGTCTTTATTTTTGCATAGATACTATTCAAATTGATTGTAAGTGTAGATGCCATCCACAAAATCAAGATATTGATTAAGTCTTAAAGTTATGTTAATTGATATAACACAAGATATAAAGGAGGGAAAATATGACCATCCATCTCTATCTTTCTTTTCTAGAAAGCTATTTGGTAGACGTGTCTTTGCTAAACTCGAAGATTCTGTTCTTTTAGGACATATACAATATACATTTGACAAAGAGAATCAGAATATTATAATTTATATCAATTTTGATTTTCGTAAAAACAAGGAACATAGAGAATATGAATCACACAATTTAATCATAAAAGAATATCCATATGAAGATGGAATGGACTTAGATAAATACCATATCGAAATTAGAAAGGAGATTATTAAAGACAGTCCTCAATCTGAAGGTTTTACTTGGTCATTCTCAGCTAGAGACTTAATATGATATATTATTTTGATAGAAGAGAACAAGACAAGAAAATATTAGAATCTTTACATTTAACTGAAATTGATAAACTTTCCCTCATTAATGATAACCATAACTACTTAGGTGAGAAGATAGAAAAGCCTTGGGGTTATGAGTACGAAATTTACTCCAGTAATAGTTTATCAATATGGATTTTAAACATTAAAGAAGGTCAATCAACTTCATTTCATTGCCATCCTAATAAGTTTACGTTATTACATGTTCTAAGTACAGAAACAAGAGTAGTATGTAATGATGCTTTAACTTATCATTTTTTATATAAAGGAGATCAGGTATTAATAGACAAAGGAGCATTTCATCAAACTACAGCATGTTTGGCTCCAGCAGTGGTTATGGAGATAGAGAGTCCTAATAACAAGAACGACTTAATTAGATTCAAGGATAAATATGGGAGAGTCTAAGATATTATTACAATTAAATTATCAGGCTTTTGATGGAAATATAACCCAAAATGATATTGATGGTGCAATAGGAATATGCGATGAAGACTATGGAGGTAATCCTTTAAATCTAAATGAGGATCAACTTAAAGAAATATTTACAACTGATATAGTTATATCATGGTTAAAAGAAAATCATTCAGATGAGCAGTGTTGTGCAATTGACGAGATATGTCACATGATTTATAGTGTTCTAAAAGAATAATGATATTTCTGATATGTTTAAAGTGGGGAACATTTGCACTCTATGATACATTTGAGTTCATAATGAAAGGTACTAATGAATGGGCACAGAACGCGAGTTGTACTTGGCAATGGTTGATTTAAGAGAGGATATTTAATGAGATTAGCAGACTATGTAATCCAATTCCTTGAAGAGTATGGAGTAGAACATATCTTTACAGTATGTGGAGGAGGCTCAGTATTTCTAAACGATGCACTTGGACAGTCAAAGAAAATAAAATATGTAGCAATGCACCATGAACAAGCAGCGTCAATGGCAGCAGAAGGATATGCTCGTATTAAGAATAGCTTGGGAGTTGTTATGGTTACCTCTGGCCCTGGTGGTACTAACTCTATCACTGGTTGTGCTGGTGCTTGGACTGATAACATCCCGCATCTCACGATTAGTGGGCAAGTTTTTCTAAATCAGACAATTAACGAGCATCCAGGATTAAGAACATTAGGTATACAAGAAATTAATATCATTGATATAGTCAAACCTATTACTAAGTATGCAGTGCAAATTAAAGATCCATTAAAAATAAGATATCATTTAGAGAAAGCTCTCTATTTAGCAACTCATGGAAGAAATGGCCCTGTATGGCTTGATATTCCTGCTAACATACAGAATGCTAACATCAATCCAGAAGCATTAGATAAATGGTTAGGACTTTTAACATATCCGTCCGATGAAGCGAATGTACATAAAGCTCTATCAGAACAAGTATCAAGGGTAGTAGAGCTTTTAAAAACATCTAAACGTCCTATCTTTCATATTGGACAAGGTATACGCTTTGCAGAGGCAGAGGAATACTTTAAGAATTTAGTTGAATACCATAACGTGCCTTTCTTAACAGCAAGAAATGGTAACGATTTATTTAGCTTTGACCATGTTCTTAATATAGGTAGACCAGGTACTTTTGCCCAAAGAGGAGCAAACTTTGCAGTACAAACCTCTGATGTTTATATTGCTATAGGAACACGTCTATCTCTAGCACAAACTGGGTATAATGCCAAGGACTATGCTCGTAATGCTAAAATAGTTATGGTAGATATTGATCAAGCAGAACTAGACAAAGATACTGTTCCTATTGATATTAAGATTAATGCTGACGCTAAAGACTTCTTGATAGAATTAGACATACAAATGTGTGAAAAAACAGCAACAGTCTGGAGTTACTATGAGTGGTCAGATTGGATTAATCAATGCCAAGAATGGAAACTTAAATATCCAGCAATAACAGATGAACAGAGAGAACAAAAGTCATTTGTCAATACATATCACTTTATAGATGTACTATCAGACTTATTAGAGCCAGATGATGTTATAGTAACTGACATGGGATTTGCTTTTCAGTGTACTCATCAAGCCTTTAGAAATAAAGAAGGGCAAAGATTAATAACTAATTGTGGCCTTGCTTCTATGGGATGGGGATTACCAGCAGCAATTGGAGCAGCTTTTGCTAGTGAAAAACCTTGTCCACATGATAGTGATGGTGCAGCCTCTGGAAGTTGTCCTTCTTGTTTAGCTATTAGTAAGGCACCACATAATAAGATTAGAGGTAGAGTTATATGTATAGCAGGTGATGGTGGACTTCAAATGACGATACAGGAAATGGCTACTATTAATCATCATCAACTACCTATTAAGTTATTCGTATTTAACAATGAAGGTTATACTACACTTAAGCAAACATATGAACTTGGATTTGAAGGTAGATTAATGGGTGTTAATGAAAGTTCCGGGCTTTCATTTCCTAGTTTTGGACAAATTGCTTCTGCTTATGGGTTTAAACATCTGATACTAGGAGACCATATAGGATTAAAAGAAATTACAAAAGCAGTTATTGATGAAAGAGGACCAATATTGTGTCAACTGCTAGTAGACCCTGATCAAAGACAGATGCCAATGGCTATTAACAGAAGAAATGAAGATGGCAGCTTTAATCCTACTTCAATAGAAGATGCGTGGCCCTTTCTAGACCCTGAAGAAGTTAAACAAAATCTGGAAATAGCGAATGGAATGTAGTAATTGCTTATCTAACATTAATATAATATATTGCCCGTTAATGAAAGTATGGTTTTGCAAACCTTGTCATAAAGCAATCTGCCACTTAATATAAATGGAGGTATAAAATGACTAGCGCAATCATAGTAACTGGAGCCCAGGTACAAGATCACGAGTTTATATATCCATACTATCGACTACAAGAGGAAGGATATACGGTAGATGTAGCTGTCAGAGGTGGGCAAGAAGTACTTGGATATTATGGAACTAAGATACCTGTGACTTGTGATATACCAAATGTTGATGAATTAGATATAAGATCTTATTATGATTTACTTGTCTTGCCTGGTGGAGCTAAGGCAATGGAATATATGAGACAAGACCTTGAAATCATAAATTTTATTGCGGAATTCCATGCCCAAGGCGGAATTATAGCAAGTATATGTCATGGGGCACAACTTTTAATCTCTGCTGGACTAGTTAGAAATAAAGTGATATCAGGTTATTATAGTATAAAAGATGATATTATAAATGCAGGAGGAGTATGGGGTAATGATCCAGTTACTAAGGATGATAGAATAATTACTTCTCCACATTATAAATACTTAGGTCAGTGGATGAAACAAGTAATTACTGAAATGAATTTTGCTGGAAGAAATTTTTAATGAAAATTTTATTTGTATGCTATGCTAACATAGGTAGAAGCCAAGTAGCAGAGGAATACTTTAAACAACTTACTAACCATGTATATGGATTTACAACATGCTCTGCTGGTATAGGAGTTGACCAACTAAGTTATCAAAACAATGAAATTAGTTTTAAAGTAGAGGATTCACCTTATCATCGTTCAATAGACTATTGCAAAGAAAAACTTCATATAGATATATCTGAAAAACTTAAATTGCAATTAAGTATAGATTTATGTAGACATGCTGATAAAGTAATAATGATATGTGAGAAACAACTTTGGCCCAGTTATTTATATGGACAAGATCATTCTTTTACAGATAAGTTAATCCACTGGAATATACCTGATACACCAGGATTAAGTGATGAAGAGTCTTGGAAGATATGGGATAGTGTAATGATAAAGACAGAAGAACTAGTACAGGAGATAATATGAGAGAATTTAATCTACTACAAGACCTCCCACAATCTACAGAACCTCGAATAGTTAGCCCTACTACTAGAACAATTAAGAATAGAATTATTGCTTCAGAACGTGAAGGAGAATTCTATGATGGAGATAGAAACAATGGATATGGAGGATATGAGTATGATGGAAGATGGAATCCAGTAGCAGGAAGAATCATTAAAGAATATAATATAGAGAATTATGATAATATATTACATGTTGGAAGTGATAAAGGATTTTTGTTGTATGAACTTCACAACAGAAATGATACTTTATACTTAAATGGTATAGAAGTATCTGACTATGCTTTTGACCATACTATTGATGAAGCTTATCATGCTATCCGTAAACAAGATTCTTTTAGAGAAATCCCATCTATAGATCATGTGTTTGACTTTATAATAGCCATTGGGCCAGTATACTCTCTAAGTCTACCAGATGCTATCAATTTACTAAAGGAAATACAACGAACAGGAAAGGGTAAGAGCTTTATAACATTAGGTGCATTTGAAACAGAGGAAGAGGAAAGATTATTTAGACAGTGGACTCTATTAGGTACTACTATACTATCAAAGGATGATTGGAGGGAAGTATTAGAGCATGTAGGTTATACAGGAGACTACTGGTTTAATACAGCTAAAACACTTAATCTTATTGAAGAGTATGATAGATTGTCAGAACTACATGAATAATAAGCTAAAAGATAAGAACATCTTAATAACAGGAGCTTCTAGAGGTCTAGGAGCTGTTGCCGCTGTAGAATTTGCTAAGCAAGGAGCTAAATTAGCATTAATAGCTCGATCTGAAGATAAACTTTATGATGTTAGAATGAAATGTGAAACTCCTTCATTACATATAAGTATCTCTGCTGATTTAACAATTGAAGAAGACTTTTTTAGAGCTATGACTGCTGTACAAACATGGTTTGGAGATACAGATGTAGTATTACATTGCTTAGGAGGTGGACTAGGATACAAAGATTATCTCTTAAATAATATTCAACTAATGGATCTCTTTAACTTAAATATAGGAGTTGCTGCAAGAATTAATAACCATATAGTCCCTGATATGATTGCACAAAAGTCAGGAAATATAGTGCATGTAGGTTCTATAGCTTCAAGTGAAGGAGTAGGTTCTGTAGGATATAATACAGTTAAATCAGCACTGGCAGGTTATGTTAGAAGTTTAGGAAGAGAGTTAGCACATCACAATGTCATCTGTACCGGAATTCTTCCAGGTGGTTTTATCTCCCCAGGAAATTCAATGGCTAGACTTGCAGAATCAAATCCAGAAGTATATAATGATTTCATCATCGAAAGGCTTCCAAGGAATAGTATGGGGCAAACCGACGAACTCCTCCCTATGTTATCCTTACTATGTTCCGAGGATGCATCAATGATGAGTGGATGTATGGTTCCTATAGATGCTGGAGAAGGTAGAGCTTATGCTTTATGATATTATACTACATCTCTTTTCTGGAAGTGGAGTAGCACTGTGGGTTATGTATGGAATTGGTTGGATGAAGTTTGTGTGATATGCCATCAATACGTAGTTCTGAGTTAACTAAAGAACATATCAAGTTACTAACTCTTGTTTCTGAAGGATATGAAGGAAAAGATTTAAGCAGAATATTGTTTTGTCATAACTCAACTGTTAAACGTCTCATGTCTGACATATTCGAAAAATTAGGAGCAAACAATCGTGCCCACGCTGTAGGGATTGCCTACCGAACTGGCAAACTAACCTAGTAGGTGCCAAAAAACGTTTTCTAGGGCGATTCTAGGGGGTCAAACCTGGTTTCAGGTATCAACCGTCACCTAACCCAAAATTAGGCCGTAAATCGACTGACATGCAAATTCTCTGGGGTATTAATGGAAGGACAAGAGAGACAGAAATTAATAGATCTTAACTTACTTATTAAGAATTGTACGGATTGCAAACTCTATAAGGTTAGAAATAATACTGTTCCAGGCTCTGGCCCTGTACCAGCAGATATAATGTTTATAGGAGAGGGACCAGGTTATAACGAAGATAGAGAAGGAGAACCTTTTAGTGGCCCATCTGGAAGATTCTTAATGAGATTGCTATCTTCAATAGGACTGACCAGAGCAGAAGTATTTCTAGCAAATATGATTAAATGTAGAGCGCCAGGTGATAGAGATCCTCAAGTGGATGAGATATTAGAATGCAGTAAATATTTAGATAGACAAATAGAGTTAGTTGACCCTAAGTTAATCGTCACTCTAGGTAGATACTCAACATCTAAATTCTTAAAGTTTAGTAATATGACAGACGTTAGAGGTCAAGTGAAAGAGTTAAACGGGAGGTACATTCTTCCTATCATGCATCCTGCTGCTGCTCTTCGTAATATTAGATTTGAAGAACCAATAAGAGAGGACTTTAAGTTAATACCAAGGATAATGGAACTACCTAAACTAAAAGTAGTACAACCTACAAAACAAATGGAGCTATTCTAATGACTGAACGTGACCCAAAATATGATTTTATACATCAATACTTAATAGATATTTCTAATCTTGCTTTATCTATTTCTCATAATGAATTAGAAATGATGGTAGATAGCTTGGTTAACCTTCGAAACAGAGAAGGAAGATTATTTTGTATAGGAGTAGGAGGTGGAGCAGCTAATGCGTCACATGCTGTTAATGACTTTAGAAAGATATGTAATATAGAAGCTTATGCTCCTACAGACAATGTAGCAGAGTTGACTGCTCGTACTAACGATGAAGGATGGGATACTATCTTTGAAGAGTGGTTACGTGTTAGTAAGATAAATTGGAAGGATGGAATATTTGTTTTCTCTGTAGGAGGTGGTGATTTACTTAATAAAGTAAGTGTTCCTATATGTAATGCTTTTAATACTGATAAACACCCTTTGATACTTGGAATTGTAGGACGTGATGGAGGTGAGACAAAACGTCAAGGTGATAGAGTAATAGTAATTCCAACATTTAATGAGGATTTAGTAACAGCATATACAGAGTCATTCCAAATCATACTTTTACATGCTATAGTATTTCATCCTAAGTTAATGGTTAATAAAGGTAAATGGGAGAGTATAGAAAAACAATCGCCTTGTCCATTTTGTGGAAAAGATTTTTGTATGGAGAGACATTATGAACATTAAGATATTTGCAGATGGTGCTGTACTAGAAGACTTTATAACACTAGACCAAGATGACATTATAAAAGGCTTTACTACTAATCCCTCTTTAATGAGAGCGGCAGGTGTCCCAAACTATATGGACTTTGCTCGCATATTAACTCGTCTCATCAAGGATAAACCAATCAGTCTTGAAGTATTTGCAAATGATTGGACTGAAATGGAAAGACAAGCTCGAATACTTGCTCAGTTAGGAGATAATGTATATGTAAAAATACCAATTACTGATACATTTGGAGATTCTACAGAGTATGTAGTCCATAGATTAAGTGCAGAAGGTATCAAGGTTAACGTAACTGCTATAATGACTACAGACCAAGTTAAAGATATTATAGGATTTACTAATGTAGATGTACCTTGTTACATTTCAGTCTTTGCAGGACGTATAGCTAATACTGGTATAGACCCTATGCCTATAATGAAGAGATGTGTAGAAATACTAGAGACTAATAACTCTAATGCAGAACTAATATGGGCTAGTCCTAGAGAACTTTTAAATATATATCAGGCAGATGAGGTTGGTTGTCACATCATTACAGTTACCAATACTATACTTAGTAACATGTATTTAATAGGGAAAGACTTAACGGAATATTCTTTGGAAACTGTTAAAATGTTCTATGACGATGCGGAAGCTTCTAAATATGTGATATAACTATAAATTCATTGACACTGTAGGAGTTATATGGTACAATGGATAGACAGTTTTCCTACAGTTTTCAGGGAGTACAATGACAACAGAACAAGTAGACAATTTTGACATTAAATCAGATACAGAAATAGTATATGATGAAACATCAAAGATCAGAAAGAAATATACACTAGAAGAAATTGAGGATAAATTAAGAGTAATTGTTCCTGGGTTATATCCAGAGTGGCGTCCTAATCAATTAACAGTAATACAACAAGTAGTAAACAGTGATAAACAAATAATAGGACTGCAAGCTCCTCCAGGTTATGGTAAATCTGCTACAGCCATTGGTGATATGATAATGGGAGATGGCAGAGGAATAGCAGTTACACAGACCAAGCAACTTGGAGATCAATATGTTAGAGATTTCTTTCCAGTAGGACTAAAGACAGTTAAAGGACGTGGAAATTTTGCCTGTACTATAATACCTGAAAAAACAGCAGACGTGGCCCCTTGTGTAGCGGGAATTAAATGTATGTACAAGGGTGGTGGATGTGACTACTACGATCAAAAGAGAGACGGAGTAGACGCAAAACTATCATCAATGAACATACATTATTTTCTTTATGAGGTAAATTTCTCAGGACAATTTTCGGATGTAGATGTTTTATTTATAGATGAAGCTCAGAAACTTGAAGGGGCAATGATGAACTTCATCGAAGTTAGATTAAATAAGGCACGTTATTTCGAAGAGGGTATACCTCTACCTGATAAGATTTCACTTGATACACTGTCAGCATGGGCAGAGAGTGCTGAACCATTAATAAAACGAGAACTACAAGAAGTATTAGAGGAACTAGAGGAAAATAACACAAATGAAATATTAGCTCTTAGAGGTATTAGATTACAGACAGCTCATAGAAATATTACTAAGTATATTAATCTAGTAAATGATACATGGATTATTGAGACAGAAGAGAACAATATTGTTATCAAGCCTACTTTGGTAGGCGAGTACATGGAAAAGTATATTTTCAGACATGCTAAAAAGATTGTCTTAATGTCAGCAACACTACCACGTTCTATTATTGAGTCATTTAACATAACAGATTATGAGTATCTCAATGTCCCATCTAGTTTCTCTCCAACCCAAAGGCCAGCTATATGGATACCTGTTGCTAATTTAGCTCGTTCAGCAGCAGACCCAGGTATGGAGCTAAAGAAACTTACTAATGCTATTGATGCTATCCTTAACAAATTTCCAGACCAAAAAGGAATGATACATACTGTTAACTATAAGATTGCTACTCATTTAATGAATAATTCTAAGAATACAAAACGATTTAGAACACACAAAGATTCTAATGAACGGTCTGATGTGTTAGAGAAGTTCAAAAATGATAAAGACAATAGTGTGTTGGTTTCTCCCTCCTTTACCGAAGGTGTGGATTTGCCTTATGATTTATGTAGATTTCAAGTTATTGCTAAGATTCCTTATGAGTCACTAGGTAATCCTCAAGTAAAAGCTCGTATGGATGTAGACCCTCAATGGTATGCTACTAATGCTATAGTAACTATGATTCAAGCATATGGTAGAGCAATGAGAGCAGAGGATGATGAAGGTATCACTTATATTTTGGACTCATCTTTGATGAACTTAATTAATAGATGGAGGACAGTATTTGATAACATGACATATTTCCTAGATGCTTTATGGATTATGGATGAATCCAAATTAATTCCATTTAGCGAGTTCGACTCTAGGCCAAAAAATAATAGGAGGAAGTATTGATACATACCAGGTAAATAAAGAAGAACGAGGTGCAAGCAAACCAGCTAGAGAATCAACCAAGGCATTTTATTTCAGGGATACATTGAGAGAAATACAGGTAGGAACTACTGTCAATCTAGACCACAAGAAGTTTTATTGTGAAGGTTGGGGACAAAGATGTACTCTTTCACATTATGCATTTCAGTTAAAAAGGAAAGGAGAAGGTGAGTGGAAAATTAGACATATCGAATCTGGACTAGCTGAAGTAACTAGAATTAAGTAGAGAAATAATGTCCGAAGAAGAACTTAGAGAATTAACAGTATTTGGTGAAAAAACCTTCAAGATTAAAGTTTCAAAGGATTCTAAAATAACATTTAGTCCTTGGAGTCCAGGAGATAAGTACGGAAACAGTGGTAAAAATACAGGTACTTTAAGAATTTATGAAAAAGGAGAAAAAAGCACAGTATTAGCTATGTTTTCAGGTGTAACATCTTTCAGAGATACCGAGTTAGATTATATGGAACAAGTAACTATTGAACAAGGAGCAACAGTATGGCATAGCGACCAAAATGGATATTCAAGAGAAGATAAGTCATCTAGTGAGAGGCAATGGGTTGACCCAAAGGATGAACATATAGCATTACCAGAGCCTGAATCAATTGAAAGTTTAGGACAACGATTAGATTTATTGAAACAAATAAAACAAATGGAGAGTGCATAACATGGTAATGGACAATCTTAGTTTAGATATTGGTGAACTTAACGCTCAGGCTGAACTAGAGTCTCTTATGCCAGCAGAATGTGTTGGTAGCGAGTATAAGGATATTACTTTTACTAATAGGGATGATGGAAGTACTGGAATTCGTAGAGCTTGGCAGCTACAATGGGATAGACTTGATATAGACACTACAGGAGCTTCTGGACAAAAATATCTGTATCAATCTACTCATAACTTTCCAGCAGAAGGTCAAATGAGAAGGTCCACACTAAAGAAGCAAGTTGATAGTTTTGCTAAGGTAGGGTTGAAAGGGAAGAATCCAGAGGACTTTCTTGGTGTTAAGCATTGGATTAGAGAAATGGTAGAAAGTGCAGGAACTCAGTATGAAAAGTCTTGGTGGAGGTCAGAAGCCTTGTATGTAGAAGGTCAAACTTATGAAGAGGCAATGAATGGTGGAGCAGTATCAGTTAATCTCAATCCTCCAACTTCTAGTAATGGTGCTACTGAATCTGAGCCTGAAACAAGTGAAGAAGCACAATCTCAATATGACCTTTTATTGCAAACAGTCGATGGAAAAACTATGAGGACAGCACTAACAGCATTGCGTGCTGAAGAGGGAATACCAGAAGAGATGGTTAACGCCTTCCAATCAGGAACACTCCAAGATGATCTCATTGCTCAAGGCTTTATGACCGAAGTCGACGGTAAGTACGCAAAAGTTTAATTAAAGGAGGTGGCTATTATAGAGGACTCAACTCCTCAGGTAATAATGTGGGTGGTGTCAAGAGTGTCCACCTTAATCATAAGTCTCGATTAATACTTAGGCCCACATATTAAATATAGGAGAAAATTCTAAGAATTAACGAAAATAATTACGCCAGAATAAATCATATTAATAAGTATAAAGAAGAAGTAGATAAAGATGTGTCATTAGAAATGGAAAGAGCTATAATACTTAATGGAGGTTTTCATAGCTATCACGAAGGATATGTAGTTTTACTAGAGGAAGTAGATGAACTATGGGATGAAGTTAAAGCTCATGAACATGACCCTAACAAGATATACAAAGAAGCAATACAAGTAATAGCAATGGCTAGAGAACTAGCTTTGTGTGCTATGCACGATATAAAAGAGGAATAAATGATTAGCGATGAACGTAAGGCAGAAATAGCTTCCTTAAAAAATAAAGATATGATAGAGGAAGGAATATCTTTACAAGATAAAGCAAACGCATTTTATGAAGAATTAAAGTTTTTAAAATTTCAACTATTAAGGCGTATGAGAGATGACAAGGCTACTACTTTTCCACATCCTGAAATAGAATGCACAGCTAAAAAGGATAATACATCTTGGGACTATAATACTCTCAGACCAATATTAGAGTTATTAGATAAATCTGATATCGAAGCATTTTACTCTCCAGAACATGAAGAAACCATAATAGTGGAAGAGAAATATGATATGAGAATAGGAAAAGGATATTTAAAATATGGAGGTGAGGTCAAGGAAATAATAGAACGTGCTACTCAACCAGGTGAAATTAAGGATGTGATTCTTAAACGCAAGGGTTAGTCATGGTCATGGAACTACAAGTATTTTTAAAAGAGTGTCCACATTGCAAGACTGGTGATTTATTCATAGAGGAATCTATAAATAATGATATTGGTAGAATGTATTACTTAAAATGTATTCAGTGTGGATGGGATAAGGATATTACAAATCAAGTAAGGGGTTTTGATGCCACACCAAACCAAACCTAAAGTCTTTTGCATTGGTGAAACTAAGATTAATCGTGATGAGCTAAAGGCTTATCTAGAATCGCTAGGAGTTCCAGAATGGGAGTCTGATGCTACAGATGATGTATCAGAACTTATAGAGATAGAAGGTAGAGGATGTTATTTAAGCTTTGGAACTGAAATGAATGATAACATTAATAGAGTACGTAAAACTAATGAAGACTACATTGATAACATTATCAAAGTAAAACATGGCTCTGTATTAGAACATGCCTTTCTTAACTTTCAAATACTAGATGCATCCCGTGTCTTTACACATGAAGTAGTTAGGCATTGAGCAGGTACAGCAAAGAGCCAGGAGTCTCTTAGATTTGTTAGAGCTAATGATTTAGGTTATTGGATTCCTAAATGTTTTCAAGGTGAAATGTTCAGGGAATATGAGGAACTTTTTGAAAGACACTTTATGTTTAGTGAATCAACGTATAAAGAAGCATTAATACTTGCTTCAAAAGAAGAACTATTTCAATCTGGTAAAGAATGGTTAGGAAAAACTAACGAAGATTATATAGAACACTTTAATACCTTATCTATGTCTCTTAAAAAGAAATATACATCTGCTGCTCGTAGATTCTTACCAATAGGTATGGCTACTAAGATAGGATATTCATGTAATATAAGAAGTTTACGTACAGTATTAGAACAGCGTACACATCCTGAGTCAGAAGAAGAAATTAGATTTGTATTTGATAAGATAGGTCAGATAGCTCAACTACGCTGGCCTTTCCTTTTTAAGGACTACACGCCAGAATTAGTAGATGGATATCTTTGGTTCAAAACAGAAAATGTGAAGGTTTAGATATGAAGGAGATAGCTGAAACGCTACCAGAAACTGATGACTTTACACAAACATGTGGAGTAGGAGAATGCTTTCATTGTGGAATAACAAGAGAAGTATCAGAATGCAAGCATTGTGAAGTTATTATCTGTAATGAGTGTAGACCAGACCATATGTTTAGTTCAAGTGAGGGACACAGATAATGGATGAATTGAAAGTATTTATAGCAGCACCTTATCCTCTAAAAGATTTAGCTAAAGGTCACTCAAAGTTTATAGAATCTCATGGAATAGAGGTAGTATCTCGATGGCATAATGTTCCACCATTAAAAGACTATAAACAAGCAGCATTAGATGATATATATGACCTAGATAGAGCAAATACTTTTGTAATATTAAAGGACAATGATTTAGGAAATGGTGGAAAGGATATAGAGTTTGGTTATGCTATAGCAAAAGGGTATAACTTATGTGTAGTCTCGTACTCTGGGCCTAAATGTATATATGACTATTTAGAACAAGTAACAGTTGTGCCCACTCAATCATCAGTGATAAATTGGTTGGACACATTAAATGAGTAGTTCATACTATATACATGCAACAAGAGGAGATTTACCTCACTATCATAGATACATTGGTGGAAATTCAGTTGGTATAGATTTACAACAACTCTTTGATAAACAAAGATACACTGAAATAAAAATAGAGCCAGGATGGGATATATTTGTAACAACTTACTCAGATATAATAGATATGCTAGAAAATATGAGTTCCAATTATGTTGGTGTATCTGAAAGAGAAATAATTATTCAAGAAATAAAAAGCAAGGACGAATATTGTAAATGGTGTATATGGTATGAATACTAAGAATACAGTAGTTGAACAACTATATGAAGTATTAAAGTTGACTGAAGGTCAATTATCTAAAGAGTATATTTATATAGTGTTAGAGGATATCAAAACCTTTGATAAGAAACAACATGATTATGGCCCAGGTAACATAGCAGGTTTTGGAGAGCAAGGTGTTCTAGTAAGAGTTAGTGATAAGATAGCCAGAGTAAAGAACTTAATATGGGGAGAGAAAAGAACACCCGCAAACGAATCAATAGAAGATAGTTGGGGTGATACCTCTGTATATGGAGTAATAGCTAGACTATGTAGGCGAGGCTTGTGGCCCGGAGCTTAAATGGAAAATTCTGTTTTAGCAGACGTAGAAGTAATAAGAATCCATATCAAGAACATTATTGAAGGAAGAAGACTAGAGGACTTACCATCATATCCACATGTAATACTAATTGGTTTCTTTCGTAGGATATACTTTGATGAAGAATTATCAGCAGTAATAGAGATTTTACAAGACAAAGAAAGGTCAGACTACTATGAGAAGAAATGAACAAACAACACTTTAAAGATGATTTAATAACTCTATATACTAGAACAGACCATTCTATGCCAGAGATAGAAAGTAAAACTATTGATGTTATCTTATGTGACCCACCATATGGTGTCAAGTATCAAAGCCATACCCGTGTTGCTACTCCTCTCTTTTCAAATATGGCAGATGATGATAATCTTTCTTGGGTTCCTGAATTCTTAACAGAGGCATATCGGGTTCTTAAAGATCCAGGAGCTTTAGTTCTTTTTACTAGATGGGATGTATATGGTGATTGGCAAGGATATGTTGAGGAAGCTAAGTTTAATCTTAAACAAGTATGGCACTGGGACAAGAGCGACAGCGCAGGCGGCACAGGAGATCTTGATGGAGCACTCTATGAAGTCTTCGAATGGATAATATATGCTACCAAGGGACGTTATAGAATGCATAGCAAGCGGCGTTCTAATGCTTTTAGGTATCAACGTGGTTCAAATAAAGAACGATGGCATCCTATACAAAAGCCAGAAGCCTTACTACAAGATATATTACAAGTGTTGTGCGAGGGTAAAGACAAACCAATTATACTAGACCCATACTCTGGTAGTGGAAGTACCCTTATGGCAGCAAAGAAATTAGGTGTTAGAGCAGTAGGATATGAATTACCTCCAGATGAAAATCAGCAGTATGCTGATAGAATGAAAGAGAGATTTCAGCAAAGTGTGATGATGTTATGAAGATTAATCAGACTACTACAGAATCTATACAAAATACACTTAAAGATATTATTACTCCTGAACAACTAAATGCATAGAAGTAAGATCAGCAGCATGGAATAGGACACATGATAGAATAATGCATGATTCAAATGGTATGCGCTCTGATATATATGCTCTAGTAATTCAAAATGATGGAGTCTATTACGAACCACCCCTAGATTAGCTAGGGATAGGTCATAAAACGTTTCTAACGTTGTTTTAGGGGGTTAAATATGTTCCCAGGTATCCTAGACCGCAAATCCAGGAAATCGCCTGTACGGGCGTTACATGCAGGCTCTCAGTTATGCTAGGATCAAAAGGAATAGAAAAAGCTCTTAGCAAAGGTGAAATAGAAATACTCCCATTTTTTCCTAGACAACTTAATCCTAACTCATATGATATTACATTAGGTAACTGGTTCGCTCTACCTAATGTTTATAACTCCCCAATCAATTTAGACTTAGAAGAAAGTGTATACTATGTATGGCAAGATCCAATTTTCGTTAGTAGCGAAAATACATTAGTATTAGAGCCTGGTATGTGTATCTTAACTCACACTCAAGAATTTATTGGTTCTCGTAAACATGCTATGTTACTTAAAGCTCGTAGTACATTTGGTAGACTCTTTATAGATGTATGTCCTTCTGCTGGTTTTGGAGATATAGGATATGTTAATAGGTGGACATTAGAAATAAAGAATAACTCTGATAACCACTATATATTGAAACCTCATATGAGAGTAGGACAAATATCATTTTTAGAAATTAAAGGAATAGGTATTACCTATTCAGGAGCTTATGTTCAAAGAGAATATATTCATAATTGGAAACCTGAAGATATGTTACCTAAACTTGGTACAGATAGAGTATTTTAAATGTTAACTTCTGTAGTATCTTATCCAGATAGAGGCCCATAAGTGTGGTTAGTTAATAAGTTATTCCCATGTAGTATAGAAGTATTAAAACATAACTTTGCACCTCATGTTTCTGAGGTTGCAATAATAAGATATGAAAATATATATAATGATAATGCAATAATGCCTATATACAATAATTATGAAGATGCAGTAAAAGATTTTCCTAATGAAACTATTATAGAGATCAAAAAATAAATGGATGATATTTTAGTTCAAAGTCATCATCGTAAACAAGCTTGGAATAGATGTAAGTTCAAGCACTGGGTTCATTATGAGTTGCGTAAACGTAAACCTCGTAATAATGTTGACTTTATATTTGGAGAATCTATACATGATGCTTTGCGTTTATATTACTCAACTAACAGAACAGAACCATTTGAAAGTGTATTAAAACAATTCAAGCTTAGAATGATAACCGAGTCTGATGATATGGTACTCAATAATGAGATAGAGGTATGGACTAAATCAGGAGCAACCATATTAGATAGATATTACTCTCAGACTAAAGACGCAGAAACATTTAAAGATATTCAGACAGAACATTCTTTCTTTTTGTGCATAACACAAGAAGGCAGAATACTATGTGACTCTAGAGATATACCAAAAGAAACATTTACTGTACTAGCAGGAAAGATTGATTTAATAATTGATACTCCAGACGGTATATATTTAGTAGACCATAAGACTACTAGGCAAAAATACGATGACTTCATGAATCAATTTGCTATTGATGAGCAACTACTAGATTATTCTATTTGGGGAAGGTGGAAATATGGTGATAGATTTAAAGGAGTAATGGTTAATGGTATCAATAAAGACATATCATCACCCAATACAATCTTTAGAAGGTGGTTTGGATTTACTGATTATGAAATAGATTATGCATTAGAGTCTTATATAGATTCTGCACAAGAGTATTATATATTGCGTCAAGCTCCTCATTTAATGCAACAAAGAGAGATTCAATTCGACTGTACACGATGTGAAGATTTAGATGTCAGTATGGCATATAGAAAAGGAGAAGACTTCCATCAGCTACTCGATTTGTATTATGAGGACATAGAAGTATTTGACTGGGAAGAGTAATGACAACCGAGAAAAAGATTTTCAAACCTAGTAGAGTAATAACACCACTATCAGACGAATTAAAATCTAAGCACAAAATTCAATCAACTGGAGAAAGACCAAAATTTGCTAGGCTACTTTTATCAGCACTTGGTGGACAAGGTAAAACAACTATTATTGGTACAGCATCACGTAGAGTATTTATAAATGATGAGTGGACATTACCTTATAACAATGTCCTGCTTATCGAATATGACCCGGATGGAGACGATACCATTGTGGCTATGGGAGCAGAAGTAGATAGAATACAGTCTCCTAGCGAGAAAGAATTAATAGATGTTCTAAGATTTGCTGCAACTAGCAGAGAAGCAGAACAATATGATGTAGTTGCTTTAGATGCATATAATAGGTTACAAGATATAGAAATTGATACTGTTCTTCCAGTAGGAGCATCACTAAGTGCTCAAAGAAAAAGACCAAGAATAGATACAGAAACTATGGAGATACAAGACTATCAGAGGTTAAATAAAAGATGTAGAATAATTAATGACCATATTCATGCTATAAAGAAACATATAATAGTAACTTGTATTATGGGATTTAAAGACCATCCATTAGATATGGATAAAAAGAAGGAGGATAGAAAACAAATAACATCATTAGCATTAGATGGTAAAACTGCTCACTTGTTATCTACACAATTCTCATTGCATGGGATAATGACAAAAGAAGGTGGAGGTGTTAACCAAACCGTTAAAACAGTCTTTAGTCAGTATAACTCAGAAGCTAAGACTAGATTTAGAATGGAGCATGATTGTACAAATATAACATTCCCAGAGATCTTAGAAATGATTGGTATTAATGACCCTAACTTTAACAAGATACAATGGGTACAGGATTATAAGGGATTCTTGCCACATATAGTAGGTAGAAATGGAACCAGTTAAAGCATATCACTGGATAACATCATACTTAGAAGATAATAGTCCTTTAATTTGTGATTGGAAATGTACTATATGTAGAGAAATAGTATTGTGTAACAGTATATCAGATTATTGGAAAATTGAAGAACATAGAAAAAGATGTTTGGATAAACCTATGACAGATTCTAAAGCAAGAAGTATATTAGAAAGAAAATGTGCAGCTTTGAATTGCTGGCATAGAACTTTAAGAGGTTATATTTATTGTTCTCATTGCCTATATAGAGGATGTTCAACAATAAAAGAGGAGGATAGACCACAAATCATAGAAGCTATGAAAATATTAAATGTTTAATTGGTTTTTAAGATTTCATCCAAGGAGATTTATTAATATGAGTGAAGTTCCAAGTGTATTTCATCAAGGCAAATCTAGTGATTTAACACAAGACAATGCCAGAATAAAATGGTGCATGGAAGAAGCTAGATGTAAGAATTGCAAAAGTTTAGTTACTATGCAAATACTAGCTGGCGACAAACCTTGCATGTCTAAATGTATGGTTTGTGATGAAGTATATCTCTATACTGAAAATGACTTGAAGGAGTTACATTTGATATAATGAATCCTTTAATGGATATCTCGGGCAGTGAGCCTTCACTATTAAAGACTAAGTTAAGTGATATATCTATAGTTAAGAACGATATGATATATCCAGACTACAAGATTTATTCAAAGCAAGGTTATACAGTTGGAATTGCTAGAGGTAGGATTAATGACATAGTATCTAATAAGCTAGATGTAGCATCACATATAGCAGAAGAATTAAAAGATTGCAACACTGACATTAAAATATTCCTATCTGAAGATTGGATGGGAATGGACCACAGAGGAAAGATTTCTTTGCCAGGAGGTATAAGACGTAACTGGCCTTATACTCTAGTTGTGAATACTATAATGATAGCATGTATAGCTAATGGAGCTATTTGGGTTCCGTCTGCTTCTTTAAATGCTACAGCAGAGCTACTAAGGTTATGGAACAATGAAGTGTTTCAGAGAGAAGAACATCAGTCACTAAAGATTAGACCAAGACCAGTTGATACTTCATTTGAGTTCACATTAGACGAAGAAGAAATGAGATTGAATGATAAGATTCATTGGCTTGCTCAAATGCCAGGATTACAGTTTGGGCAAAAGAGAGCAACATCATTAATGGAAGCATCTGGAGGTATACTATTATCTGCGTTTATTAAGACTAGGGAAGAATTAGCAGATGTGCCAAGTATAGGAAAGGACATAGCAAACAAATTTAGATTATTCTTAGATAGATAAATGAAAACAAAAGAAATAGGTAATATAGAAACTTCAAATCTTATTTGGGAATATAAATGTGTATGTGACTTCTTATTTTTTATTACAGGAAATAAACCTTTAGACTGCATGAAAGCATATTTAGTATGTCCTTAATGTGAAAGTATGTGGGGATGGCAACCTACAGGTATAGTAGTATTTTATGACTCAAAAGACCATTTAGTTAAAGATTATAAAGAAATAATGGAGAATTATGACAACTGAACTAACTAAGATAGATTTTTCAGATAATGCTAGGAAAGTTCTAGAACTTAGATTTCTTTCTGAAGGTGAGACTGCTGAAGAAAGAATGTGGGATATGTGCGAATATGTGGCTAGTGCAGAAGTATCTTATAATTTTAATAAGACAGGAAGCTTTTTAAATCAAACTGAGCAAAGAGCAGAGAATATAAGAACTTGGACTGAAAGATTTTATAACGAACTAATAGTTCCAAAGAAGTTCTTTCCTAACTCTCCTACTATAAAGAATGCTGGTTCTAAAGCTAAGAAAGGTGGCCTACAAGGTTGTAATGTAATCTCACCAGAAGATACTATGGAGTCTATTTATCAGACAGTTAAAGATTGGGCATTAACAGAAAAGTATGGAGCAGGTATTGGTGCATACTTTGGAGACATACGTGCTAAAGGTTCTCCAATAGGAACTACACATGGCAAAGCTCTTGGTCCTATAGCAGTAATGAAGATTCTATCTGAATCATCTAAGTGGATAACCCAAGGTGCATTTAGAGAAGGAGCCCATATGGCTATCCTTCCTATTGACCATCCAGATATTTTAGAGTTTATTCATTGCAAAGATGAGTGTAAACTTCCATCTGATATGTTAGCTAACTTTAATATTTCTATACAGATGCCTGATTGGTTTATGGAAAGTCTTACTCAAGGAGCTTCTATAGTAGACAATGAAGGAAGTAAGTATTTAGTAGATGTTTCGGCAATATGGGAAGAGATATGTGAGTCAGCTTGGAAAACTGGAGACCCAGGGTTATTCTTTATAGATAGAATTAGAGAGACAGAACCTAATCCTCAACTTGGATTGATACAATCTCCTAATCCATGTGGGGAGCAACCTCTAGAGAATTATAATTCATGTAATTTAGGTTCTATAAACTTAGGAAAGTTTGTATTACCTATACATGAAGAGAAGATAAACAATAATGGAATAGCTTGGAATGAACTTAGAGAAACAATTCATCTAGCAGTTAGATTCTTAGATGATGTAATTGATGTAAATACCTTTCCAGAAGATGTACCGCAACTCCAGGAAATGAATCAAAAGACTAGACGTATTGGTCTTGGAGTTATGGGATGGCATGATATGTTAGTTAAATTGGAAATACCTTATGAATCAGCAGCAGCTATTGACTTAGCCATACAGGTGTCTGAATTTCTAACTAAAGAAGCATGGGTAGCTTCACATGATTTAGCAGAAGAAAAAGGAGAGTTTCCAGAGTGGGCCAACTCAAGAATTGGTAGAGGCACATCACTTTCAAAACTAGAAATTGAACAAGGAAAACACTTCAGTCTGAAAACTAGAAATTCTTGTGTAACTACAGTTGCTCCTACTGGAACACTTAATATACTAGCGGGGTGCTCTAGTGGTATTGAACCATATCATAGTCTATATACAGAACGTAAAGCTTTATGGAGCCAAGGTGAAGCTCAATCTACTATCATTGAAGTTCCACAAGCAGTTATAGAATATATGCAAAATCAAATGCCTAGAATAGAATTAAAAGATCTTCAAGATCAAGATTTATTCAAGACCGCCTTAGAGATTTCTCCTAAATGGCATATTGAACATCAAGCAGCTTGGCAAACACATATTAGTAATGGCATTAGCAAGACTATTAACCTGCCTAATGATGCAACAGTAGAAGATATATCTAAAGCATATATACTAGCTTGGAAATCTAAATGTAAAGGTGCTACTATATATCGTGATGGTAGCAAAGACGTACAAGTATTAAATCTATCAGAACAAGCTGCTCGAAAAATGGGACATGACGAGGGTGCTACTTTAGATTCAAGGATTAATAATCTCTTTACTAATAATGAAACAGTTATACACCCAATAGAAAGACCTCAATCTGTAGAGGGAGTTACAGATAAAATACTTACTGGTCATGGTAAAGTATATGTTACCGTTAATAAATTAAATGGAACTCCTATAGAGGTATTTTGCAATGGAGGAACAGCAGGAGGATGTGATAGTGCCAATACAGAAGCAATAACAAAACTTATATCTCTTTGCTTACGTTCTAAGGTAGACCCTATGGAAGTAGTAGAACAACTTAGAAATATAACTTGTTGTCCTATATGGGATAATGGCTTTCATATAATGTCATTACCAGACGCTATATCAAAAGTACTACATGATCATATAGAAAATAAACTAATAAAAACTATCAGGTACACTGGGAATGGTGAGAAAGCACAATTTATACCGGGATTCAAGTTAGATGCAACTCCTTGTTATAATTGCGGGGGAAAGCTTATTCATTCTCAGGGATGTGTAGAATGTCAATCTTGTGGTTGGAATAAGTGCGATTAATATGAAAGTTATAGACCCAGGACATATGTATAAGGTAGATATGTTAGATGGTTACTTAAATGACCCATCAAACTTTCTAGTATTTGTAAAACGTAATAACCCACCAGAAAAGTATCCAGGAAATCTTAATTCTTATCCAGGAACCACCATACAGGAAGTTTTAAGAGCTTTAATAAACAGAATTAAATACCTACAAAATCAGAAAGGATGTGAAGAAGATGTAATATTATTAAACATATTCAGAGAGGGTATTCTTCTATTAGAACAAAGGAATGCTCGAGAAAAAGGAAGAGGTTTATTGGTTCCAACTGATATCGTTATAGAAGATATTCCCACTTGTCCAGAATGCCTACATATAGGTTGTCAAGAGCATGACTAATGACTACAAACGTAAGATTAAGACAATAGAAGAATTAAAGGAAATAATAGGTGGACGACCTAGAGTTAGAAAAGTAATAATGTGTCATGGTACTTTTGACTTAGTACATCCTGGACATATACGTCATTTAATGTATGCTAAGAATAAAGCAGATATATTAATAGTAAGTTTAACTGGTGATGCATTTATTACTAAAGCAGACTATAGACCTTTTGTTCCATCAGAACTTAGAGCAATGAACTTAGCAGCACTTGAAGTGGTAGACTATGTAATTACAGATGAGTCTCCTACACCTGAAGAAAACATTATTACTCTACAACCAGATTATTTTGCTAAAGGATATGAGTACTCAGATGATAATAATGTATTAAATCAAATAGAAAGAGCAGCTATTGAATCATATAATGGTGAGATGATTTATACTCCTGGTGATGTAGTATACTCTTCATCTAATATTATTAATAAAAATCCACCGAACTTGTCAGTTGAAAAGCTACATGTACTAATGGAGTCTAATAGTATAAGTTTTGATGACTTAAAGTATTGTATTAAAGATTTTACAGACTTAAGAGTACATGTACTTGGTGATACCATAGTAGATACTTATATTTACTGCAATCTTATATCTAGTGGTATGAGTAAGAATCCTAATATAAGTGTTGCACATGAACATGAAGAGAACTTTATTGGTGGTGCAGCAATAGTAGCTAAACATCTCAAAGCTGCTGGTGCAGATGTTAAGTTCTCTACAGTTACAGGTGATGATGATTTAGGTTCTTGGGTGACAGGAGAGATATGTGGTAATGGAATAGGTTTTCAATGCTCTATAGATAGAGATAGAGTGACCACACAAAAACAAGTATATATAACTAATGGGTATAGATTACTTAAAGTAGACAAAGTTGATAATCGTCCTATATCTCAAAGAATCATAGACAGGTTTAGTGAATCTTTAAGTTGGACAAAACCAGACGCTTATATATTTAGTGACTTTAGACATGGCATATTCAATAGAGATACTATCCCTAAATTAATAGATTGTCTACCAGAGCATGGTTTAAGAGTAGCTGACAGTCAAGTAGCTAGTAGATGGGGTAACATTCTAGAATTCAAAGGGTTTGATTTAATTACACCTAATGAAAGAGAAGCACGGTTTGCATTGGCGGATCAAGATTCAGTAATAAGACCTTTAGCATTAGAATTATTTAAGCAAGCTCAATGTAAAACATTAATACTAAAGCTTGGTAGTAAAGGAACTTTGACTTATAGATACCCTAATGATGCATCTGGTTCATTCTTTAGTCTAGATACATTTGCTGACAATGTAGTGGATTCTATAGGAGCAGGTGATGCGTTACTAGCTTATAGTACATTAGCTCTGACATTAAGTCCTAGTGCTCAAGTTATAGCATCTATATTAGGTTCTATGGCTGCTGCTATAGCTTGTGAGACAGAAGGAAATAATCCAGTTAAGCCAGAAGATGTTATTAAAAAGTTAGAAAGGATTGAACAAAGTTTATGAGAATGCCATTTCTTTTTATAATAATGTTAACTTTCTTTCCATTAATAATATTATACGAAATACATAAAGACTTAAGTAATATTAAGAAAGGTAAAAGTAAATCATTTATTGTAGGAGGTAATTAATGAGAACAATTATAGTTGGACTAGGTAATCAAGGTAAAAAGCATAGAGATATAATAGATAATGATTTAGTAGGAATAGTAGACCCAATATACCCACTAGCTTTAGATAGTATAAAAGATGCTTCATTAGACCACTATGATGCTGCTATAGTCTGTACCCCTAACCAAGAAAAACAAGAAATTATAAAATATCTTTTATCTAATAAAAAGCATGTAATGGTTGAAAAACCATTAATAGGTACGGCAGTAGAGTTAGAGATATTACGTCAATTACAGATTAAAAACGAAGTAGCTTTACAAACAGCTTATTGTTATAGATTTGAGCCTCTTGTAATAAAATTAAAAGAGTTAATAGATAATGGTATTCTAGGAGAGATATACCTTGTAAGGATATTCCTTGGTAATGGAACAGCTATAAACGTAAAAAACTCTCCATGGAGAGATCGAAGCAGAGGTGTATTAGAAGAAATTAGCTCTCATCAATTTGACCTTGTAAACTATCTATTTGATAGAAAGGATATAACTTTTCCTTATATAGTTGCAGGTATGTTAGAAAACAAGGCATTTGACCATGTTATATTACATTCAGAAGGACTTCCACATATTTCTATAGAGTCAACATATTGCTATTGGAAGAATACTTTCACTATAGATGTTACAGGAGAACTAGGAAGTGCTCATGTTAATGGATTACTAAAATGGGGATGGAGTCATTTAACTACTAGAAAGAGGATATTCCCAAGTGGAGTACCAGAGGAACAGTATTACTTTTTAGATTCTCCAGACCCAACTTTAACACTACAGTATGAACACTTTAAAGAACTATGTAAGACTGGTGGAACTAATATAGAGACTGATATTTGGATTAACAATATATTTAACGAGGTTTAAGTATGGATATAGGAACTATAGGATTTGTCGGACTTAATCACTTAGGTATAGTATCTGCTATCACGACAGCTTTTAAAGGACACTCAGTTTGGGGATACGATTCTAATGAAAGTTTAATAAATGACTTACAAAATAAGCGTTTTCCGTTTTATGAACCAGACTTAGAAAATCTATACGAGGAAGTAAAATACAGTATTGATTGGACTATACATCCTGAGATACTTAAAGAATGTAAGTTAATATTTATTACAATAGATACACCTACAAATGAACAAAATGAAAGTAATTATGACCTTATATTTTCATACTTAGATTTAATTACTAATCATATATCACATGAAACTGTTATAGTTATATCAAGTCAAGTATATCCAGGATTTACTCGTAGTTTATTGGGTCAATACCATAATCCTATATTCTATCAACCAGAGTTCTTAGTAGTTGGTAATGCTATGGAGTTATCTTGTAATCCAATACAAGTTACAGTAGGATGTGAAGATAAAAATGAACCTTTGCCAGTTGTATACAAAGAGTATCTAAGTAACTTCGAAACATATGAAACACAAATGATTAGAAAAGTATCTTACGAATCTGCCGAAATGGCAAAGATAGCCACAAATATATATTTAGCTGCACAAGTATCTACTACAAACGTTTTAGCAGAGGTTTGTGAAAAAGTAAAATCAGATTGGAGAGAAGTAAAATCTATTATAGAAAATGATAGTAGAATAGGTTCTTATATTAATCCAGGATTAGGAATATCTGGTGGACATTTAGAAAGAGACATGTATACCATTGAAAAGTTATCTGAACATATAGAGTTTGATTTATTATATAGAAAAGATTGGGTTAATAACTTAATCCATTTATATGGACAGAATTTAACAGTTGCCATATGGGGGCTAACTTATAAGCCTAATACTAATTCAATGAAGAATTCTCAAGCATTACATACTTTAGGTTATCTAAAAACTCTTACTGGAATTAAGATTAAAACTTATGACCCTTATAATATTGTAACATGGCAACCTTGTCATTCTTGTAACTCACCAGAAGAGGCTTCACACAATGCAGATATACTATGTATCTTAACAGCAGACAAACAATACTCTGAACTAAGTTTAGAAAATCTTACGGAACATATGAAAGGTGGTATCATAATAGACCCATACGGTATGCTTAATCATGAAGAGTGTATTGAAATGGGATTTAAACACTTTCAATTAGGAGTACCAAATGAGTAGGTTTATAGAAGGAGAAATACAAGAGGATCGTTATAAACAAGTATTAAGACGCATTCAGCAATTCATACGAGATATAGAATTACAAGTCAAAGTCTAACGTCACCAAATCGTTTTTACTGGGGTCAAACCTGGCCCGATTAACCATAGGTCAGCCGGGCCTATTTATGTCAGGAAACAGCGTTAGAAACGTTTTTTTCGTAGGTCTAGGCGTGGAACACTACCCAGTTATGGACGTAATCGAAGGTATTCTTTAACATCAGATAAAGTAGCTGTATCATCATCTATCTTACATTGCAAATTTTCAAGGCGCGTTGGTGCTTTAGCTGCAACTTGAACAACATTTATGCTAACTGATACTGTTTTAATATCACCATTAGCACCAAAGGTTTCTATTTTATTATCTCGTTCAGCTTGTGATGACCATATAAATCCTGGTGGCACTATAGCACGAACAAGACCCTTTGCTTCACAATTAGCATTTATAGAAAGTTTAGCACTCTCGAAATACGCTTCAATTTGCTTTGTAGATGGGTCATAATAAACATAGCTAACTGACATTTGCTTACTCCTCTTAAACCTCGATTCCGATAGCCAGGTAGTTGTAGACTTCGGTATTCTTGTTGGGAGCAGCGTCTACCCCTGCATCATCAACGGTGAACCCATCGGACCCCAGAGCTATCAGAGCATGGAAAGCGAACTGGGTGCCTCCACCCCAACGGTAGGACTGACCAGATGCATTGTCATCAACTATCGTGTCAGTGGTCACGAACGTGTTGATATTGGGGGTCTCAGCAGTACCCCTAGGCCATACCCAAAGGAACTTGACAGTGAACCCAACGCCAGTAATTGCCTGTGAAGTAGAACCATCTCCGGTGTAGGACCCAGTAGCAATCTTACATGCGTCAGCCCCATCTGAGTGTGAAAGTACGGTATGGGTGTGGGTATGTAAGGATGTGTTGGAGCCATCAGTCAGAGTGTTAAGTTCTGCCCCGGTACCGGTGGTGTCGCTGTGACTAGCAACGGTATGAGCATCAGCGTGGTGAGCAGAACCTGAGTGGGTTCCGTCCACAGTTGGTGAGGCCCACGTACCACCAAGCTCTCCAGCAGGTGCTGTACCTGCAACAATCTCAGAAGATAGGTTTCCAGTTGCAGTTCCTACTAAGAAATCAATACTGTTAGGGACTCCAAGAGCATCTATAGCTTGTTTAACTCTTAATGGAGTCCATCCTGCTATTACTGTTGAAGTACCAGCAGTAGCTAATGCTTGAGTAATAGCTGTCCTTACTGTACCAGCATCATTCCCTGTAGATACGAATACTTCATCAGCAGCAGTAAACTGTTGAATTATATCATCACGAAGATCATTTTGTTGTGAGGCAAGGATCGTGTCCCCAGCAGAGACATCACTACTCCCCATGATATATTTCTTCTTTCACTCCCATTCCAGTAATAATAACATGAACACCAGATTTGTGAGGACATACTCCTTTATTTTGATAACGTGCCATATTACAAGTCCAACACATTACTTGATAACCATTAGGAAAATTATTATTAAACAACCATCTATATATCTTCCAAGCTTTATTATCATTATCTCTATGTTTTGACCCATTGTTATCAATTGGAATAACTAGTTTGTTGTTTCCTGTGATAATCACAGGTTTTATAGGGAGGATTAGAAGGTTTAGAGCACCTTGTACATTTTAGAACTTCTAAAGCACTCACATCTGAACTACCCATTAATTGCCTTCCCTGCTATACTTGATTCATATTTCTGAGATTCATCAGTTTTCTGTTCAACAGTAATTTGATTAGAGTTGTGACTTACCTTAAAAGTCATATATATATTTGCAGAATGAACAAAGAATTCTTTCCATGCAGTAATCACATTGTCTTTATCATGTGACCTAATTAGTATTTGCGTAGAAGAATGTGCAGAAAGAATTGGCTTTAATTCTCTTATATCTCTACAATAACTATCTTTACATATCAAAGTAATTATATTAGGCTTAGGAAAGGGACACTCTTCATATAAAACTTCTACAGATTCTCCTTGCCGAATAAGTTCTACCATTTCTTCTATAGTTATCTCTAGAAAACCATCATCTTTATCAGTCATACTTACCATCCTACACAACCAATGGTATTTACAGGAGCAGCAGCAGTACCAAGAGCAGTACCCCATACACTGATTGTAGTTATAGATATTTCCTCATTAAGTAGCTCTAATTTTTCTCCATCTGCTAACCTACCATCATAGTCAGCTGGAGGATCAGCACCATCTAATGCCTCATTAATTTTAAAAAATATTTGTGTTCCTGTATTATTAGTTAACATTACTATTGTAACAGCACTTGAAAACGTTAATGTTACAGGAGTGCTATTAAAGAATGTTCCAGTGGCAGCAATACTTGCTCCAGATTTAATAGCCACGTCAAGACTCCTATCAAATATTATATACCAATATATTGTTAATCGCTCTGAGGAAGTTTTAGTAATATTAACTGCTACCCTTGCCCATAAATTACCTGAATCAGCAGCTGAAAGTAAAGCTAGTTCTCTTATTGTAGCATTAGCTTCAGTAGTAGCAAATTGAACAACAAACCTAGCAGTATATAGAGATCGAATAGACTTAGAGTCAACTGCTTTAGCATCATTAGAACCGTTATACTGAGATACTGTTTCAAGATCAGTATCATCAGCAGCAGGAGTAGTAGTACCTGTACCAACTCCTATAAATCCAGGAAAAGTAACAGAACCACCAGTAATAGCTGAAGCTAGTTCCTCTCTGGTTTTGTTAACTAATATATTCTCTTGTCCACCAGAATTTTTAAGCTCACCAGTTTCTATATCAGTTAAAAGCCAACGTACATACCCTTTAGGTTCCATTGATTCTTTAATTGCACCACGAGAACCCGGAAGCATTAATTTGCTATTAGGATTCATCTTCATATTTAACCCCAACTACCTCCTTCGCTCCAAACTCCTTGTATATTATCTAATGCTAAGTGATGTGAAACTCCAGATTGTCCCCATAAAGTCTTATTAGTAGCAGTAGTTAATACAGTAAAGAAATCTTCTTTTAATGTCATTCTATCCTGCTTATGAGATGATTTAGAAAGAGGCTTGTTTTCTTCTTTAACGGTTCTTTGAAACACCTCAGTATAAAGAATACCTAGCAACCTTGAAAGTTCTATTTCATCTTCTCCAGGCATATTAAAAAGCTATTCCATAAGGTAAGTTAGAATATACTATATTGCTTTGAATAATTGTGTCTGATAAGTTATTACTAGTATCTGGAGTCAAAACTATTTTAGTCACAGAGATTACAAACATAGACTCTGACTGAAGTTTGTGCGAATCCCATTTGCGTTGAAACACTTGTCCAGCTTGCCAGCCTTTAGTCCATGATGAAAATGAGCCACGCCTTAATATTGTAGACTTTTTTGCTCTTAATAATTGAATAACATGTTCAGCATCATCTAAATTTTTAAATCTCATTCCAGAAGTTTGAGAATACATAAACTGATGTTTTCCATCTCCTCCTGTACGACGTGCTAATTCATCAACTGCTGCAAAGTCAGGACCTTCTAAATCATCTGTTATTACATATTTATAAGTTACTTTAATTATATCAGTATCAGCCACAGCATTGGCAGATGCAAATCTTACATACGATCCTTGGTCTTTAACATATATAAATACATCTGTTGCTCCACCTGTCCCATCAGCAGTTTGACCATCTACATCTTCATATTTAAATGTTTGATTTACATCTCCTCCTCCAGTATCTTTAGAAACACTTGTAACACCTAAAAATCCATATGGAGTACGTGGCAGCATGAATATCTTATTAGTTTCACTTAAATGATCAAGACCCTGAGAACCTAAAAACTTATTTGTCTCAGATTCAGTAGATTGAAGTTTTATATCTCTTAAGATTATTTCTGATGCTACACCATCAATGCTTTCTAGCTCTTTCCAATCAAAATATTCAGTAATATCATTATTTAAATCTAAAGTTAGTAAATTTAAATGTGTAGCTTGTGACGTATTTAATATTTTAAAATATACTTTCTTATCAAAATCAATCCACCATTGCATACCAGTAGATTGAGCTATCATGTCAAATGCTTGAGATGGTACTATTTTATCAAATGTGAAAGCTGCTAAGATAGCTCCATCAGTCACATTTTCAACATTATCTTTAAAGAATGAATAATGTATATCAGAATCACTTTTACCATGTAAATCTGTGAGGATATCTTTAACTGTTTGTCCAGCAGCTTGTGAAGCGTAAAACTCATTAACCAATCTACGATTTAAAAAATATACATAGTCTTGACAAGTACAAAGTATTTCAACAACATTTCTCTCAACGCCAAATCTCCTTTCAATAGAAGTTAAAACACCTCCAAATTCTATAGTAGATCCATCTTTAAATATTACTTCATTTCCAGGTTCTGGTTCTTCTATATCTTGGTTTACAATTACTAGAGTAAACTCCATAGTATCAGCAGCTATCTGTACACTATTTTGAATTACAATAGTAGAAAAGTCAACATAGGGAAGATAAGAAGCAGGGCTATTAGCTCCCTGGGATGTAGCCGGTACTCCTATTGTTAATGTTAATGCCATTTCACATCCGTTGCATGTTTAGTTAGGAACCGCCAAAAATGGTTTTTCTAGGCCGTTTAATAGGGTTCAACCCAGGTTTAGGTAGATACCATCGGTCATGGTATCAAACGTCCACAAAAACGTTTTCCTACGCAACTAACGGCGCTCCAGAAAATGTTCCACCCCTAGTAATTCCTTTCAAGATAGCTCCTGCTGCTGTCCTACCAGCAACTTGTGGGTCGTTAGAGAAACCTCCACTCACGTTGACATTAATACTTATACTATTAGAGGTTCTACTTGAACCAGTGAAACCTTTATTCATACCAATCATAAGTCCTTCAGTAATATTCTGACCTAATCCCATCATTAATTTAGAAGGAGAATTAAGACCAAAGAAATTCTTTATTACTCCTGGTATGATATCAATTTGACTAGTTAACCATCTGACAAAATCTCCCCATCTTCCACTAACACCATTCCATAGACCTTGAACAATTTGAACTCCAAAGCTAAACATGTCAGGAAGTATCATCTTAGCTACATTTACTAATCCATTAAAGCTATCCCTCCACCTCCCAACAATAAATTCAAGTAAAACAGTACCAACCTTCTTAGTAAAACCTACTATACCATCAACCATTAAATTCCATCCACCTTGGAGAATACCGCCTAATCTATTGGTTGCAAAGTTAAATAACCTTACTAATGTAACTTCAAATAACTTTTTAATAGCTGCATGAACTAACCTTGTAAAACCTACTATATCATCAACCATTGCACTCCATGCATTTGATAGTATTTCACCTGATTTACTCATAGCACTTACAAAAAGATCCGGTATTGTCTCTGTAAATGTATTTTTTACAAGTTCAATAACTTTCTTTCCAGGTTCTATAAAAGGCTTAAGAAACATATTAAATGCAATTTTGTGCATTATTCTAGTAGGTGCCATGAATAAATCATCAAGTATTGCCCCGGTACCTTGAAGTATATTTGTTAAACCTTTCTTCCAATCACCTTCAGCAAGTGATACAAATCCGATAGCTAATTTCATCCATGCTGATTGGAAACCTTGCCACCAATTTCCAGCACTTGCAGCAGGCCCACTTATTACTTCTCTAAATGCATTGTTTAACTCATTCATTTGCCTTTTCTTGATACCAAGTTCACTTTTATCAAACCTTTCAAACTGTTCATCTAGCTCTTCAGCAGAAAAACCTAATTCATTAAGTATTTGGTCAAGAGTCTTTCCTTCGTCAAGTAAACTAATAAACTTGTCTATTAATTCATCTGAGCTTTTAACTCCTTTCACTAACCCTACATCTGCTAATGCTAGCAATTTACCAAACGTATCAAACTCTTCATTTAATGGCCCTGTCTTTTCTATCAAAGCAGCTAATTCAAATTTAGTAAGATCATTAATTTTCAAACCATATTTCTCTACTAAAACTCTAGCAGCATCAAGAGCTAAACCTGAAGCTTCTGTAGAACCAGTCAAGATAAAGAATTTATCTGAAAGTGATTGCAATCTTAAACCTTCAGCTATTAATCCCTTGAAGCCAATTCCTATTGCACCTACAGCTGCTAAAGCTCCAGCTACAGCAAGTGACAGCTTTAAGAATCCAGAGAATTGTAGAAAGATTAAGCTAAAAGCTAACCCAGTAACATTTCTCTGTAAGAGAGACATTGCTATCATTGCACCTTGAGAAGCAGATGACAGCTGACGCATACGAGTAGCGGCACCATCACTCACATCTGTCATCATTTGAAAGCCACCTGCGGGGGCTCCAGCTTTTCGAGCCTCTTGCTCTGTAATCCGCAATTGATTAGAAAAGGAAATAAGTTCACCAGATGTAATTTTTAAACTGGTACTAAATTTCGGATGGACACTTTGAGACAAAGTATCTAATTGATTTGCCATTTTAAGGATTGTTCCGCTAGAAGCACCACCTATAATGCTAAATCTAGTTAAAGAATCAGCTAGTTTTTGTGTTTCATTATGAGCTAAACGTTGGGAATCAGACAGACTTAAATTAGAATTACTAAGTCTCCTCGCATCACCTTCAGCTGTTTTCATTTGGGCAGAAGCTTGTATTAATCTATTTGATAAATCCGATATTTGTGCAGAAGCTGCACTTCCAGTATTTTGAGAAAACAGTTGTAATGTTTGAGATAAAGATGATAATCTAGCAGATGTAATTTGACCAGTTGCTCCTACTGACCTAATAGATTCTGCCACATCAAAGAATGCCTTAGCAGTAGACTTGTTTGCTTCAGTAAGATTCAAACCTAAGTTCAATAGTATACCTTGTTCAGAAGTTAACTGCACAGTTGCTTCTGTTAAGCCTGTAACATCTGTTCCAAGAGTTTTCAGAGCGGAAGCTGCTTCTAAAATAGTGCGTTGTAAAAAGGAAGCCTGAGCATTAATTTGCTCTATAGAAGATTCAAATCCTCTAAACTGAGACATTCTAGAAGCTGCATTAACCAAACTATCCATTCCAGTGCCAACACGGTTAAGCGAAGGAGCTAACTGAGAAGAAGTTTGAATTAACTTACTTGAAGCAGTATTCATTTCTTCAAGCACAGGTACAGCATTACCACCTGCACTAAACATCATTCTAAATAAGCCAAAAGCCATAATTAACCTACTTTAAAGAAATGAATCTTCCACCAGGCCCACGAGCAGATATCTGACCTGTTCTTGGATTAGTATAAATGTTAACCAAGTTATCCATTATCTTTTGAGACTCTTCTTCTGAAATAGCCTCAGCTAATGATGTTAAGCCTGCAACTTCACCATCTGGAGGAGTTAATACAAATATGCTACTTAATATAGGATGTGGGTTTATACCACGAGTGCGTATGCTATTTGCTATCCTAAACCCATCTGCACCAGCTCCAAGCTTAACATTAGCCCATTCAACTATTGGAGCAGATAAAACATTTGGACTTGGTGCAGCACCAAACTCTAGAACTTTCCAATATATCGGAAGTCTAGCAGCTTGTGGGCCAGTTGGGTCTAAAACTAATGACATAGTAGGGTCATCATCAGAGCCACCTTGCTCTATCTTAACACTCTGTTCATAAGTTCCAGTATATCTGATATTTTGTGTTAATATTTCACTCTGAATAACATTACGATACCTAGTCATTATACTTCTTAATAACAAAGATTTAGCAGATGGAATTGAGTTTAAGAGACTTCTCAAACCACTATTTAGTTTTACTAAATCCTCAAAGTTATATGTAAATTGAACAGGCATTATAGTTGTGACTTAATATCAGATAGTGCATCTTTCATTTTAGATGCTTTGTTTCGAGATTCATTCATAGCACTTAATCTATCAATATCCCAATATCTAATATTCTCTCTTACATCCCAAGGAGTGGTATTAAACTGTTCCGCTATAAAGATATCCCAATACTCTTGTCCTACCCAACTGAATCTTCCTGGATTTGGTTTTCTTCCGTTGACGACTGCGATAAAGTATTGGTCAAGCTCGCTACCCCTTGAGATAAAAAATCAGAGCCAGTTGGGTCTTTTTGAATTGTTGCTACTATATAAGTCATATAGTAACCTGGAATTTCCATCCATATGCCTTCTTCAGCAGACGGTATAGGTAAAGGTTCTCCAGATTTTTCATGTTTAGAATGGTAAACCAAGTTCCAACCTGTAATTAATTGAAGAATCCATTCAAACTCAGCTTCACCTTTACTTAAGGCATCAGCCATAGTTGCAGTTTCACCTAATGCCATGACTTTTGTATTAAATAACTTATGTTTCCTCATAAATGCTTGACCTTCTTTGTAAGGCAAGAGGCCAGGACGACTATAAGTTACCCACAAATCTGGAGCACCAACTTGTTCTAATGTAAAAGTTTGGTCATCTGAGTAGCTCATCTAAATTTTCTCTCCTTGTGATTATTATACCCTTATTTGTATAGAATGTCAATCTGTACTTTCCGTTATATTCTTTAGGTTTCTCTACTATATATCTATATACATTAAAAGAGTTTCCTTCTATTGTATATATGAATATAATATCTCCTATTAACCTACTAAACTTATTACATAATTCCTTTATATCATTTATAATTTCTAAATCGTAACCATAATGAATGCCTTCTTGTTGTAATTTTGGAAGTAGACCAACTGACCTCCAGTATCGTAAAGTTCTTATCCCTAAATCATATCCATCCCCATTAAGTAAGTCAACTATTTCTGATTGAGATAACATTTACATCTTAATAGTTTTAACTTGGTCTTCACCTATCTCTTCCTTTTCATCAAATAGTTCTTGTGCTATTGCATCCATTGGAACACGTTTCTCAAAGATGTGACTATATCTTTCTTTATTCATTGCTACTCTAGCTTCATACGACATACTATCTGGACGTGTAGGAGGAGTTAAAGTGTGTAAAATAGAACTTGTATCTATATGTACAGTATGCTCCCATATGGCAAATCTTTCATAGAATATACCTTCTGTATCCGAATCAACAAACTTAACTCCTGGCAATTGCAATAAAGAAGTTTTAATCAATAATGCAGACATAGAAGCCCACTTCTGATTATATACTCCAGAGTTTTTTTCTCTAAAAGGCCCACCTAACATTTCTCCACTTTTACTATCCATAACCATTGGAGTTATCATAGGTACGTTAAATTCTATAAGATCCACTAAAAGATTAGGTTCAGGCATAGCATCATTATCAATAAAGAATGTAAATTGTAGACCACTTTTAATAGCGTTCATTGCTCCATGTTCACGAGCAGATGCTACCGATGGATTTGGGAAAGCACCAAACCAAACTGGAAACTCTTCAAATGATACTTTGTATCCTCTCTTTTGAGTATAGATACACATATCTTTAACTAATTGTTCACAGTCGATTCCTTTTTTTTCATCTCTCTTCCAACGATTTCCAACTGCTACTATATAAACAGAACCAGGACTTGCATGAGGCCAGCTATAATGATCTTGTTCAAAGTATCTGTCTTTCTCTAAATCATTACTAAATGTAATTCTCTTTAAGCAATCTCCATTATGGTTTTGTATAATGTCAACACCGTCCTCTCCTTCCTTACTAGCCATTAACATTTTATGATAAACAGTATCTTTATTATAATCCGTCATTCACATCCTCTTTAGCTACTTTAGTAACATCAAATTCTGAGACTTGTTGCTGTTGTAGAATTTTATTATCTTCTGATTCACCTAAGACTGCTATATATGTATCATTAGATAAAGCTTCGTCATATTCTTCTTGAGATACCCAATTTCGTGTAGGCTCTCTATCATATCTTTCCTTTAATCTTTCCATTCTAGTATCCCATTTTACAGAGTCTGGTCTACCAGGAGGACTAGCTAAAGTTAATACTTGAGAAGTATCAATCTGTTGAGTTAAGCCATATAGAGTTGTTCTATGAGCAAAACCATCTTCAGCTTCATCACTGCTAAAATGAATCTCTGGATTATTAAATATAGCAGTCTTGCACAAAAGAAAACACTGAGGTATCCACCTTTGTTCAAATAGACCTGAGTTTATTTCTCTAGTTGGACCTCCTAATTGTAAGTTAATAGCAGGGTCTATAACATATGGAGTAATAATTGAAACATTATGTGCCAGTAATTTAGCAAGCATATCTTCTTGTGGAAGCACATCAGTATCTAACATACATACAAATTGCACTCCACCTATTCTTGCTTCGTTTTTAATAGCATTACGAGTTGCCGCATGAGAAGCCTGCGGAAAAGTATTATGATATACTTGGAACTCTACATATTGAGCTACATAACCAGCTTCTCTAGTATAATCCTTCATTGCTATTATCTTTTCTTTAGATTCACCAGTAAAGTCAGTACCAACTGTAGCTATTAAGACAGAGCCAGGACTAAAGTGTGATGTACTATTCAAGTCATGAGAAAAGTACCTTTCAGCTACAATCTGATTTTCAAAAGTTAAGGACTTGTCAGCAGGGTTTTTCTGCCTTTCTATTTTTGGTTCATCCATATCTCTTCCTTTAAAATTTAGTGTGCCAACTGTCACTAGTAGCTTTAAAATTAAGGGGAAGCAGTAACCTCGCCAAAGAAACTGCCTCCCCAAAAAATTAGGGGATTGTCTTTTAACCAGTACTTGTGTAAGTTGCTGTTTTCAAATCAGTAAGTCTAACATGTACTGGGCCAGCATTAAGACTCATACTAGCATCACCTGTTATAGAAGCATCTGTTACTATTACAGAAGCATCTGTGTTATATAACGCTCTAGCACCTAAAGCAATAGTAGCATGTTCACCCGTTATATCTACTGTAACAGGGCTGTCAATCAAAGAAAATGTACTATTACCAATAATAAAGCGTCTTATTGTAGAATTATTACTACTTCTATTTCTAACGAAAGCATTTGTTATTTTAACCTCAGAAGCTGCTCTGTACTTTACTAGTTCTACAGTATTATCAAAGTCCATTACCATAGCTACTGTACAAGATAATGGGCCAAGCATAATTTGTTCAGCAGTTTGAGTATTTTGCCCAGTATATAAAACTCCTACTGGTCTTGATAAAGTCCACTCAGCACTGATTAACTTAGAGAACTCAATTGTGCCAGGATTGTAGGCAGCATCAAAGGCTACTTCTGGAAGCCAACCTTCTAAAGCACTCTCAATAGTTGCTGCTTGAGCACTCAAATCTGCCACAGCACCGATATTAACATCTGCACCAGTTAAAGTAGCAGTATAAGTTAATATACCTTCTCCAGCATTCCAAGCAAATACTAGTTCCTGGACTCTACAACCTACAAAAGTTCGATTGCCTGCTGCTACTTGATTATCTGTTTCAATTGTAAGATACTCTATAGCGGGGTTAGCAGGCAGTTGAAAGTCATGATTCCATAAGTCGTTAGTTAATGAAGTAGCAACATCTACTCCACCAAATATATTTCTTAGAAATAAACCCACTCCAAACCCAAGTGCAACACCTGGGTCTGATTGGACAGCTCCTTCAATTGTAATATTAACTAATTTAACTCCAGCAGGTTGCCTAAAGTCTGCCGCATGAGGCCCACGCCGACCATTATCAAGGAGTGGAGTAACTAACTCTTCAGCAGTAAAAGCAGTTACAGGTATTAGGTGACTAGCAGTAGCCTCGCTATGAATTGAATTATTAGTTTGAGGCCCACCTACTTGAACTACTTGTCTATGTGAGTGAACAACATCTGTGCCAGCCATTAATTAACCTCCTCTAAAGGATTACCTATCTCCACTGGTTCTTCAGTTACTGGGACTGTTATTGACTCTCCAGGCATACCAGTTTTTGGATAAACATGAAAGTTTAAAAATCTAGGTTCTTTTCCAATTCTATCTGAGAAATTATCTAGTAAATGCTTACCTTCTTTAGTGTCACAATCAATATATCCAGTAGCGATAATATGTTGACCATGCTCCTGGCAATCTACAGTTAGATGTTCTCCTTGTAGTGTATATAATCTCATAGTTAATCCTTATGATGGTGTGATACCAAATGTTTCTAAGACATACATATTGAAGATTACATGATGTACAAAGTAATCTCCAAAGAATTGATGGTCTATACTATAATTAACTGGCCCATGCATATTTGCTGTGTTATTTAAAGAGATGTTAGCTTCTAATTTATCTAGTACAGCATCTATTAAATCTTGAAATCTACTGTCTGTATCATCATCTGTAAAAGAAGCCCAACCCTCTATTCTAAAGTCATATCTTTCAAGTGACTGATGTGTTGTTACAGGATATGAAGTACCTAATCCTCCGTTATTTGGCCCATATGCCATTCCGCCTTCAACTCTGTAAATCATCCAGGTACGAATCTCTGCTTGGTCTTCTATACCAACAATAAAGTTTTGTATAAATTTATCTTCATACTTTGTCCATCGAATGCTAGCATGTACTTGACCAATATCTGTTACAGTTTCAAGTATGGTCTTGATTTCTGCCTGTATTAGCTTACGAGACATTATCTATTGTTAAATGAACGATGAGTTAGAAATGGTTGATTATCAGCAAAACCAAAACCAAAGTCTATATCTCTTACGATACTAGCACCTTTAATAGGGTCAGATATCCACTCCATATATGCATCACGATATTCTTTAGCTACTCTCATATAGTCTGAAGACTTGGTTTTATAATTAACTACATCTGCTCTTAATGTAGGGTCAGATGTACCAGCAAATCTAGAGGCCAGCATCATACAAGCTAAGTTAGAAGCCCATAATACTACAGCCTCAGAGTCTATACTTGGTACACTATCAGCAGTTTCGCTATCAAGATTATTAATGGTGTGTGGTACTGTATAAGTTACCGATATAGTATCACTAGATGAAGGACAGTAACCTATAAAGTGAACATATAAAGCAGTTGAGTTTCTATAATATTCCCATTCATCCCTCTGTATGTATCTTGGGTCTTCATTGCTTGCAACTGTAGGTGCCTTGGCTTCTATAGATTCAATGGAACTCCAATACTCTACGAAATCAGGTAGATTAGTAGTATTTACTATAAAGTATTCACTACTAGTACCAGTTATAGAAGCAGACTTAATTAATGGCTTATCTATAGAATACTTACGAAGTGCTCTACGAACGAAATCTTCATATACATTAACACCAGAATCATAGTTAGGAGAATTAGCTTCTCTAACCATAACCCTAACACTTTCTATATATGCTTCTAGTAAGGCCAATTTAACCTGCCTGGGGGATTGAATGGTTTGCCAGAACCCGTAAAAACGTTTTTTCAGACATTTCTAGGCCCATAACCCGGATTTCCTGTGTTCTAGGTCATTTAGATGGATTATAGGCCAGAAAATGATTTCTGTGCATTTTATACTTCTCCAGTTAAACTTACTAGTGGATTACCATTTACATCTACAAGTTTAACATCTTGTATCATTTAATTATACCGGAACCTCTATTACTTCAGACTCATTAATCTCTGGTTTTAAATTAGCAATTCTAAATAGTTGAGTTCCTTCAGTATTTAAGATGTACATACCGACATCAGGAATAACCACTACTGGAGCATGAACTCTACTATCTTTGAAAAGTAATTGGACACCAATCATTAATAATGGATTGTCAATCATTATTTCTCTAATGGTGTGACCTTGTGATTCTAGCAATTCTCTTGCCTTATCACAAGCATCACACCCTTCGAGTTTGTAGAGGAAAACCTCCACTTTATGCAGCAGCCAAAGTAGCGTTGTCAGCCAACCGTCGGCACAGGAGATAGACGTTAACTACTCCTGCACCAGTACAACTAGATGATGTACATTTAGCTGTTACTTTCTTGCCAGATTCCATTACTACGCTCCTACCCTTGTCTGCTGTCTTTTTGTCCATGACAATAGTAGAACCCATTGTGCTCACACTATCTTCACAGAAGGTCTCAGAACCAGCAGCATTGTCTACTTCCATCGTAAACAGTGTGCCAGCAGCAAGTCCAGTACCATCACATTGCATTACAAAGTCTTCAATAAGGATCTCTCCAACTGAAGAAGTCCCAGTTACATCCACTCCACCTGTAGTAATAGCAGATGAAGTTAATGCTTTCTTTATAATAAATGTAGTGCCCTGCATAGTCCTTAACATACCAGCAGAAGCCGCTACAACAGCAGTACCATCAAAGCCTATAGCATCATATACATCTTTATTAGCAGCAGGGCCATTACCGGAGGCAGGAGTTCTTGGTGAATGAACAGAAGCTTGGTCAATTGCATCAGTTTCCTCATTGTCTACACAGAATAAAGAGCCTGGGTCAAAAATTGTACCTAGTGTATCTCCAACAAGCCTGTTACCTACTGCCTGGCCAGTACAAGCTGAAACTAGCTCGACAGCATGATCTCCAGTTTGGAGATTTCTTACAAAATTGTCTTTAAGGGTAAGATTAGTACAAACTTTGCCAGAAGGATTATGGATTCCAGCATCAGAAAAGTCACCATAGATATGGCAATCGTCAATTAATACTTGATCTTGTACTTCAGTTAGTTTAATACCACTATTTGCTCCAGCAGTTTGCATGTTAATCGTGACACGTCTAAAAGTAGCACGGTCACAAGCATTTGCAGTACCACCATCTACATCAGCAAAGATCAAACACTGAGCAGAGCCATCTTCTCTAAATTCAACATCTTCTAATGTAAAGTCAGTAGAGTTAATATCAAATAAGGCAGTTAAACTGTCAATAGTAGAAGTAAATAGTATATTCTTTATAGTAATGTCAGCCGCATCAATGTCAATATCAGCAGCTGTAAGTGTAGCAAGAGTAACAGTTGGTCTTTGCTCACCACGACCCATACCAATAACTGTAATACCAGCTACATCTAAGTCAAGAGCACCAGCACTAGCTAGAGTCTCAGCATGATTTGGCATTACAATAATATGGTCACCTTGATTAGCAGTACACTTACCAACTGCAACATCAAGTGTGGCCAAGGCACGATCTTTATCCTTGCCATCATTTGTATCAGACCCATTTACAGAGTCTACAAAGTAGAAATCACCTGTAGAAAATATAGGGCCGTTGCCTATCATTGGCATTCCTAAAACAGAAATGCCATTTGGAAAGTTAGTCAGACTCATTTTTACTCAACCTCCTTGAAATTATCATGCGTAATTTCATTTGCTAGTAGATATTTAGTCAAGGTAGTCTTTTCTTTAAAAGTCAAGGTTCCCATCGTATCACCTTGCCCTGTACTACCACTATTCCATATCTTTATTCCGCTAGAGTATCCTACTCTCTTTGTCATGTTACCAGCAAGGTCATAGTTCTGATAACGGTATTCTCTTTTGCCTTCTTCTGAATCAATAACTAAAACAACTTGAGCATGATATTCATCCTCCATACCTTCATTCTCATGTTGCATTTCACCAACTGGAGTTGCCATACTTCTCCTCCTTAAAATAAGGTGTAGGAATAACGGCGCTCAAGCAAGCATTACTCCTACACCCATTCAGTTAGACTTATACTATAGAAGCAACCGAGCCACGATAGTCAATCCAGCCTCCACCATAACGGTGGCGAATCTTGTACGCTATCACATCATGAGTGAAGTGCATACCTGCTGTTGGGTCACTTTGAACGAACAATTCAGGGTCTCTACGTCCATTCAAGAAACCCATCTCTATCATTTCTACCTGTTCAGGACTAGACATCAAATACCAGTTATTAACATCAGTAAACTGAGGTACAACAATAGTCTGGAAGGTTCCAGAAAAAATATTAACAGCATTGTTAGCAGAGTCAGGTACAGAAGATGAACGCTGCAATTGGAGTGCTACTTCACGTAGTTCAACAGGAACCAAAAGGAATCGTTCTTCCAAACCAATACGCTTTGAAGATTTATCACGCATGGTACGGATTCTGTTAGCAGCATCATTAAATGATGTTCTATTCAAGGCAGAAGTGATACGGTTGTTATGCTCAGCAGTACCACTACCTTGGAAAACATTTTCTGAAGCTGATTCAGTGTTACCAGCTTGGTCAACATCAATGAAAACAGGGCCATCACCAGAATTTTGAGTAAACAGGTTATCTACATACTCATTAAGAGTAATACCAGCAGAACGACCCATTTCATCAGAGGTACGAGTCAAAGCACCAAGGTCATCGTCTACAATAGCCCTTTGAGCAACAGTAAGTAGATTACCATACTCAGTAGGTGTGTAGGTATGCTGGAATTCAGCCCAAGTCAGTTCTGCATACTCTGCACCAGCAGTAGTACGTTCACTCAAAGCACCAAGAGACTCCAGACGGTTTCTATCTTGCTGTTTCAAGTCATTTAGACTGATAATGGTAGTAAATGGCTCCCACCACATATTCTGACGCTGATATTGTTTAATCAAGCGCCTGTTCATAGAAGTACCTAGAACATTAGCAAAGGTTACAGTAGAACCACCAGTAATCTTGGAAGCAGTAGGTGTACTACCAGCACCTTCACGAATTCTCTGATCTAGAGGAACAGAACCCCAATTGAACTCCCAATCATCAGTTACAGCAACATATGCTTCTCTGATACCATGCAACCGTGGCACATCAGAGAATTTCTCATCTACTTCCAGACCAAACAATACGTCCATTGCAGCCTGCATTCTCTCATCACTATCAATGATTTGATGAGTAGCAGGAAGAACGAAACTATTTTCAGGTTGCGCTAGTCGACCACCAGAGTTATATCCAGCAACCATCGAAGCAGACTCTCGATACATTTCTACAGTAGCATCAAGATCAGCTTGCTTAAATACAGTATCTCCATACTGCTTGACAACAGCATCCTTCATAGGCTGAGGAAGATTAGACTCGCGTAGCACTTCAGAAAGAATACTATTACTCTCCCTAATATCTAACCGACGGATCTTTTCCTCTAGTTCCTCATATCGATTAGGATTAGAGTTATTAATCATTTCTACTTTTTCAGGAGGATCTTCCACCTTCTCAGCAGGTGCATTTAGTTTCAGAATCTCCTCGTACAATGTAGGATTAGCTTCTTTAAGCTCCTCAATAGTCAGTCCTTCTATTTCCATTAGTTCGCTCCTAACTTTATTATCATCTGATTCCTTTAGATTTTCAATAACCTTTCCACCAGCACCAGGAATATCTACAAGGTCAACAGACCTAACATAACTTATTCCTTCACTATATTTAACTGTTTTACCATCTACCTTTTTAAAGGAGTTTTTACCTAAACCTAATAGTGATAGTCCAATTAAGTCTAGTTTACCTTCATCTGAAAGTTCTAGCAGAAGTGGCTTTAACCAAGGCACTCCAGAATTAGTTAGGATATGCCAATCAGCGTAAAGTCCATCACCCTCCTTAAGTGTGACATTCTCGTACCACCCTACTAAAGAATTTATTGGCCTATCTCCACCATTATAATCTTCGGCTGGATGGTTAACGTAAGAACGAGTACCCTCAAATAGAGGCATTGCTTCTTGGAGTACACTATCTGGAAAATACCTTCCTGATTGTGTATGTCCAGAGACAATCATCCTTACATTCCATACTGAGCCATCTTCATTATCAGAAGCAAGCTTCATAACCTTAGCTTCTGTAATGATTTCCTCTTGGCCTTCAAGATCAGTGGGTGGTTGAGCAACTTTCATCATTGCTCTTTCCATCAACAATGCTTCTTTCATCTTGCTAGGGTTTGAGTCTTTATCTTCTTTCTTAGACTTTGTATTGTCTTTCTTTTTATCTTTGTTTATTTGTTTGAAAGCTTCATCCGCCTCAACTAATGATTTAGCTTTGTCTTTAATATCATCAGAGACATTTAGAGATAAAACTTTTTCATATAATGCAGTAGCAGCTTCTTGTACACTAGCATTGCTATTAGAAGAGTCTCCAGTTAATGGGAATTTACTAAGAATTGAGCCTAGTCCCTCTGGATCATCTTTAGCAGCAGCAATAATATATCTGGAAAGTGCATATTCTAGCTCATACTTTAAAACATAATCTAAATCAC